CCACTTCGTCGACGACGAGGAGTACGCCGACCTGGAACGCCAGGGCCTGCTCATTCCCGGCAAGGGCGACGTCCCCCTCCCCGGCCCGACCGAGTTGCACGAAGCGCCGTCCCCGCTTCCCCCCCATCAACCTGACCCCTCAGGAGGAGGCGAACGATGACGGCACCGAAGAAGAGCCCGAAGCTGACCGCGGCGAAGACGCGGTCGCTCCCGCCTAGTTCCTTCGCCCTGCCCGGCAAGGGCAAGGCGACGGTCAAGGGCGCCGCGGGCGCCTACCAGATCGACACCCCCGGGCGCGCCCGCAACGCACTGGCGCGCGGTGCGCAGAACGCCAGCCCGGCCGAGCAGGCGACGATCCGCAGGAACGTCGCGAAGAAGTACCCGAAGATCAAGGTCGCCCAGCCCGGAAAGAAGAAGTAGGCCATGTCCGTCACCGTCACCAACCTCATCCTCGGGCCGGGCACGCTCTACCAGGGCGCCTTCGGCAACACCGAGCCCTCCGACGCCAACGTCAACGTCTCCCCGCCCAACTCCGGCACCTGGACCGACGTCGGCGGCACGCTCAACGGCATCACCGTGAGCATCGACCAGACCTACACCGAACTGCAGGTGGACCAGCTGGTCGACTCGGTGGGCCGGCGTCTGACCAAGCGCGAGTTCCTGGTCACCACGCAGATGGCCGAGCCGACGCTCAACAACCTGACCCTCGCCCTCAACGGCTCCACCTCCACCTCCGGCACGACCTCCAGCTCGGGCACCTACTCGACCGTCGAGCCGCTGTTCGCAACCTCCGCCACCCAGCCCACCTACGCCGCGCTGCTCGTGGACGGCTATTCGCCCAACTCGCTGCGCCGCCGGGCGATCTTCCGCAAGTGCCTGTCCACGGCGAAGGTCGACACCTCCATGGACAAGAGCAAGCAGACCGTCTTCACCGTGACCTTCAACGGCCACTACGTCTCCAGCTCCATCGCCCCCATCCACGTGGTCGATCAAACGTCGTGACGTTTCCACCGTCCCCGCTTCGTCCCAGGAAGAACCGCCGATGACCACCGCCAACGCTGCTCGCACCCGGACCGCGGCCTCTCGCAAGAAGAACGCCGCGAAGCCGCCCGTTGTCGAGGCGCCGTTCGAGCCGATCGAACTGACCACCGAGGACGACACCAACCCCGAGGTGCTCGTCCACCTGTTCAGCGTCAACGGGACCAAGTACTACGTACCGGGCCAGCAGGACATGGCCAAGGCCCTGCAGTACCTGAAAAAGGTCGAGTCGGTAGGCCCGGACCTGGCCGCGCTCTGGATGCTCGAGCAGGTCCTTTCCCCTGAGGGCTTCGCGGCACTCATGGGGATGAAGGGCCTGAAGGCGGCGTCCCTTGCCAAGCTCACCGCGGTCATCCAGAGCATCATGCTCGGCGCGGAGGAGGTCCCAAAAGCCTGATCCCCCGCCTCGCGCAGACCGCTTGGGTTCTGCACGCGCTACCGGACATCGAATCCGACATGTCCCGGTTCCACCGGGTCGACGACATCCACGACCTGACCCCGTCCCGGTTCTTCCTGCTCGCCAACCGACTCGCCCACTATGGAGGCGCCGTGGCGCACCGCCTGCTTGCACAGGCACAGGCCGCACCTGCGGCCCCAGCCGCGTTGCCCGCACCGTCGCTACCCACCCCTGCGGGCGCCACGGTCGTGCCCTCCACCCGGGCAGCGATCTCCTTGTCCGACCTCGGGCCGTTCATCTCGTTCGGGACGGGGTGAGTCGTGGCCGACGAGGGCGGATTCGAGATCGCCAAGGCGTACGTCACGATCGAGGCGGACGACACCGGGCTGCGCGAGAAGATCGCAGCGAAGATCGGGGCGGCGGCCGAGGGGCTGTCCATCCCGGTAGGGTTCGAGGTCGATCCGGCCAAACTGCGTGAGGAGGTCTCCGCCGCGGTCAAGGTGGCCGGCGCCGGCGAGCACGTCGATGTCGGGATGCGCCTGGACGACGCCGGGCTGCCCGCGGTTCTCAGCGAACTGAACGCCTCGTTCGGGGACCTGATGACCAGGACCCAGGATCTGCAGGGCGTGTTCGACGACCTGGCGAACGGCGCCCACGACGCCCAGCAGGCTCACGAGGACTTGCGGGACTCTTCGGACCGGCTCAGCGCCTCGCTCGATGACGCGGGCCGGTCAGGCGACGACCTCGCGAAGAAACTCGACTCGGTCGGTGCCTCGAGCCGAGGCGCGGGCGCTGCCGCGGGTGACGCTGGGGGCGGTTTCTCCGGCATGTCCACGATGATGATGGTCGGCGTCGCCGCTGCGGTCGCTCTCGGCCCGGCTCTAGCTGCCCTTCCCGCCCTGTTCGGCGGTCTCGGCCTCGGCATGGGTGCCGCCCTCGGGCCGCTCAAGGACATCGTCGCCGCCCTGTCCGCGTCCGACCAGGCGGCGGCAGGGGCGGGACAGACTGCCGCGCAGGCTGCCCAGACTGCCTTCTCCAACGCCGTCGCCATCCAGAACGCCGAACAGGCGATCGTCGACGCCAAGCGCCAGAGCGCGATCGCCGCCCAGAATTCGGCCGACTCGATCGCCGCCGCCAACCAGCAAGTGATCACCTCTGAGCAGAACGAGGCTCAGGCCGCCCAGAACCTCGCGCAGGCGCAGGCTGACGCCCTCAACCAGATCGCCGACCTGAACAACTCGGCGGCCGACGCCAAGAACGGCGTCGCCGACGCCAACCTGGCAGTGCAGCAGGCCCAACAGAACCTGAACTCGGTGATGGCCAACTCGCTGTCCACCGACCTGCAGAAGCAGCAGGCCCAGCAAGCGTTGGTCGACGCTGAACAGCGGCTCACCGACGCTAAGCAGCATTCCACCGAGGCAACTCAGGCCGCTGACAAGGCCAACCAGGAGGGCGTGGCCAACTTCCCGCCCGTCGTGCAGGCCCAGCACGCCTACGAGCAGGCGGTGCTCGCCACGGCCAACGCCCAGCACCAGTTGCAGGTGGCGCAGCGCAACGCCAGCGACCAGATGATCTCGTCGGCCGAGGCGGTGCAGAAGGCCGAGACGAATCTGACCGACACGATCAAGCAGCAGCAACTCGCCGCCGCGGTCGCCGCCCAGTCCGGTGCCGCGGGCGCCACTGCCTATGCCCAGGCCATGGCGAAACTGACCCCTGTGGGGCAGCAGGTGGTGCTGTTCCTGAAGAACATGAACGACGGCATGTCGGCCGCTGCACAGAACTCCTTCCTGCCCGGCGTTCTGACGTTCCTGCAGGACATCCAAGGGGTGATGCCGCAGTTCGTCTCCGCCGTCTCCCAGGCCGGCAGTGCCTTTGGCGGCATCATCGCCCAGGTGGGAGGCTTGTTCAAGAACCAGACCTTTGTCACCCAGTTTTTCACCGTGCTGCAGCAGGGCGTCGGCATGCTGACCACGATCGGCGGCGGCATCGTCCAGATGATCCAGGGGGTCACTTCCGCGGCGTCTGGCGCCGGGCCGATCGTCTCCGCCGTCGGCCAGGGGATCGCCGACCTGCTCGCGGCCATCGGGCCGCTTCTGCAGGGCCTGACTGACAACGCGTCCGGCGCAGGGCAGTCGATCGAATCGATCATCGGGTTCGTCGCCGACCTGCTCGGGCCACTCGGCCAACTCGTCGGAGCCATCTCAGGCGCCCTCGGCCCGGCACTCGCCATCCTACGGCCCGCCCTGGACGAGATCATCCGCGCTCTACTGCCACCGCTGATCCAGTTGATCACCGCGCTCTCGCCGATTCTCGCCGCCGTCGCACAGGCCCTGGCACAAGGACTGGACGCCGCCATCACGGCCATGCTTCCGAGTCTCGACAACCTGATCAACGCCGTGGTCCAGCTCCTGCCGGGGCTGACCCCGCTGATCCCTACCCTGGGCAACCTGCTGGCTGCCGCGATGCCGCTGATCGAGTCGCTTCTCACACTTTCGGTCGCCATCCTCGGACCTGTCATCAGCGCCTTGACTCCGCTCCTCGACTGGCTGGTCAAGATCATCGACTACGGTGTCAACTACGTGACACCGTGGGTGCAGAAGATCAGCACCGACTTCACCAACACGACGAAGCAGATCAGCGACGCTTTCGACACGGCAATCAACTGGGTGGAGGACCACTGGAACGGCTTCGTCCGCTGGCTGGAGGGCATCCCGGGACAGATCGGCAGTGCCTTGTCAGGACTCTGGGATTCTATCCCCAACATGTTCCGGGCCGCGGTCGACACCGTGATCGGCTGGTGGGACTCGATCAGTTTCACCGTGCCGAAAATCGAGGTTGCCGGGTTCACCATCTTCGGCGGCGAGACGTTCACCATGCCGCAGATCCCCAAACTCGCCGACGGCGGCACCGCCACGTGGGGCGGCTTCGTGAACGTCGGCGAGCGCGGCATGGAGCGCATGTGGATGCCCGCCGGGGCGACCGTTCAACCGCTCACCCACCACAACCAGGCGATGCCCGGATCAGGCGGCATCACCGTGCAGAACCTCAACGTGACCGTCAACCAGAAGGGCTTCGCCGACTTCACCAATCCCAACGCCATGTCGGCCTCCGCCCGCGCCCAGGCGGTGCACATCCGCGACGCGCTCAACCAGCTGCAGGCGGCGTACTCATGACCCAGTTCGGCTTCGTCAACTTCGGGCGCCTGCTCCTGGTCGAATTCCCCACCCAGGCCGCGTCACTCGCCGCCGCGGCGCCGTCCACGACCGCTCCCACCGGCCGCACACTGGCGCTCGCCGGCCAGGAGTCCACACCCGCCGCCCCCAACGTCGCCACCACCGCGGCCCAACTGCGCGCCCGGCAGGCCGACCTGCTCGGCTCGCAGGGCTCCTTCCTCCCGGTCACCTTCACCGACAAGGCCGAACTCAACGGCTACTACACCGTCACCGACGTCTCCGCCGACCTGCAGAACTGGGAGCAGGAGGCCGTCACCCTCACCTGGAAGACGAACCTCGAGCGTATCGGCACCGACCTGGAGGTGGACCTCGAATCGCGGTTGACCGGTGGCATCCGTAACTCCAGCTTCGCTGCGTCCGCGAACGGCGTGCGGTGGCACGCCCCTTCGATCGGCCACTACGCGTATTTCACCGCCTCGGGCAACACCCCGTCCGTGATCGTGCGCCAGAGCGCCGAAGGCGCCATGAACATCTACACGGGGCTTCCGCTGACCGGGTCCGTCATCCCTAGGTGGGGCTGTGCCGTCGGCAACTACCTGGGCGGCCGGGTCCGCTTCCTCGACGACCAGGGCATCGAACGGGCCGGCATCCTGTTTGCCAACGGCTCGCCCTCCTCCTGGACGATCCTCAACGCACTGGTCCAGGTCACTCCCTTGTCGTCCGGCGGTGTGTTCAACGTCGCCTCCTGGGCGAGCGGATCGTCCGCGTACCAGTCGAAGAACTGGGACCTGCAGTACAACAGCTCGTCACTCGGCGTGCCGCTGGGCATCAGTCTGCTGCGCAACGAGCCGGAGATCCTGGTCGCGCGCCTGATCTGGTCCACCACCGGGCCGAACCGGGTGACCGCGGACCTCACCCTGCGCCGCGGTTCCCGGTTCCTCGAGTTGTACCTGCAGTCGCAGGTGGCGGGCGTGCTCAAGGTAGTGCGCTCGAGCGCAGAGGCGGGAACGTCGGGCGGCTCCGGCGCATACCTGTCCGCCACCGCAAACGACGCGGCCGGAAACCGGTACGTCATCGGCAGCGCCCTGACCAATACCCAGGACCTGGTGAACGGCGGCATCTCGGTGTCCGCCTCCACCACGTTCGACGCCTTCGTGGGCGCGGCCGTCGGCGGTTCCTCCGCCCAGGGCGGTGATGCGGCGTCGGACCTCTGGAATCAGTACATTGCGGCGCCAGCGGAGCTGGTGCAAGGCATCAGGCGGTAAATCAGATGCCTGTAACTGAGACTTTGATGGCCGTCGGCTCCTGGAGCCTGACACTGTCTCCGGACACCCCGCGCTCCATCATCGACTCCCTGCAGTACTTCCAGCACATCGTGATCGCCACCGGCCGCCAGGACCCCCGGGTGGCGGGCAACTCGCTCTTCTCCGCCGGACGCTACACCGGGGTCATCACCGGCCTGGACTTCCAGAGTCTGAAGGCCGGCCGCGGTCCGGTGATTTCCGGCGACGGCCTGGCGACGTGGCTCGGGACGCCGAAGGGCGTCGGGCCGGTCATCGAGAACACGACCACGTTCACCTCGGCCGCCTACTCGACCGTGGTGGGCACCCTGCGCCCGGCCGCCGTCGGGGCGGGTACCAATTACGCGATGCCGGTGTCCGCCACTTACACGGGCGCCTTCGTCTGGAAGACCCCTCGGGACGCGCTCACCTCCTTCGCCCAGCAGGTGACCCAGGGGCCGCTGCCCACCCAGATCGCCGAGTGGCGGGTGAACGGGAACTGCACGCTCGACTTCGGCCCCGTCGCCTCCCTCTACCGCACCAACCCCACGGTCGCGATCGTCGCCAAGAACGAGGGCGTCGACATGCAGGTGCGCGCCCTGCCCGGGGTCGCGGAGCTCATCGAAGACGTCAAGGACTACACGACCAGGACCGTGGTCCTCGCCTCCGGCACGGGAGCGGCGACCGCGGTCGGAGCGGCGAACATCGCCGACGTCGGGGGTTCGAACCCGTACACGGACTTCTTCGGCAACGCGGTCCAGATGACCCGGATGATCTCCGCGTCGTCGGTCAGCTCCTTCAACGCCACGGCCTCCGCCCAGGCCGCCCTCATCCCATACACCGTCCCGGCCGACCAGGTGAAGCTCACCTCGTCCGAATACGACATCAAGGGCGAGTTGCAGGTCGGCGACTACGCCTGGGTGTACGACCCGGACGCGGGCCTGGTCGACTTCAGCCAGCAGATCGTCTTCCGCGGCCAGCGGATCAACCCCACCAAGCAGCGCATCATCGAACTGACCTGGCCGATCGTCGAGGACATGACGGTCGCCTACCGCGACCAGTCCGGCACCTGGCACGACCTGACCGACTACGTGCAGTGGGAGACCGGCGACACGACCGTGGTCGTCGGCGGCTACAACCGCAACCTGGTGCCCACCTCCGAGCCCGTCGGCCCGCGGCCGATCCCGGACACCACGATCCCCGGCACGCCTGCGTTCAACCTGCCGTTCACCACCACGACCTATCTGAGCAGTTCGAACGGCCACACTCGCGCGCAGATCCAGCTGTCCTGGACCACGCCGACCAACACCGACGGCACCACCATGACGGACCTGGACCACTACGAGATCCAGTATCGGCCGGACCTCACCGTCAGCGCGGTCAACCCGACGTGGAACGCCCTGAACTCCGGCGGCTACACCTGGAACGCGCTGAACGCGGCCGGCGGCACCTGGAACCAGCTGCTCGCCCCTCCCACGTCCCAGTGGAAGGTGACATTCGTCGCGGGCGGAGTCAACACTCTGCTCGTTCAGGAGCTGACCCCGGGCGTCACCTACGATTTCCAGATCCGCGCCGTCGACACGGCGCAGCCGCCCAACGTCGGGGCCTGGTCGGCGACCACTCTTTTTCAGGCGTCGGTGGACACGATCCCGCCGCCCACGCCAGACGCTCCCACAGTGGCAGCCGGCCTCGCCTCCGTGCAGATCACCTGGGACTGCGGCTCCGCGAGCGGCGGCACCTTCAACCAGGCGGCGGACCTCAACCACATCGAGGTGCACGGCTCCCTCGACCCGCTGTTCCAGCCGAGCGCGACGACGAAGATCGGCAACGTCATCGCGAACATCGGCAACATCCTGGGCCAGATCCCGGTGGTGGCGACCCTCACCCTGCCGCCCGGCCAGCCGCCGGCCCAGAGCCTGTTCATCAAGATCATCGCGGTGGACAACTCGGGCAACAAGTCCAGCCCGTCCGCCTCGGCCGGCGCCAGCGCGGTCCTGTGGTCGAATGCGTACATCACCGACCTGTCTGTCAGCAAGCTGACCGCGGGCACGATCACGGCATCGGTGATCATGGGCGGGGTGATCGGGACCGCCCTGTCCGGCCAGCGCGTCACCATGGACTCCACCGGGTTCCATGCCTACGACGCCAACGGCAACAAGATCTTCGACGTCAGCAGCGCCAGCCCTGTCCTCACCCTGGGCCGGTCGGCGGCCAACTCCATCCTGATGGACACGTCGCAGACGTTCCCGACGATCCAGTTCAACAACGGCGCCAACTACGGCCCCACGCAGTCGTCCACGCTGGCCGGCGGGAACCTGCCCGGCGGCATTCCCGCCCTGATCGCGACCGGCAGCCAGTACACGCCCAACAACCCGATTTCGACGAACTCCACCGCGCAGCTGGTCCTGGGCTCCGATGGCGGGACCACAGGCCTGCAGATCGCGGATGTGACCAGCAAGGTAGCGTATTCCGGCCTGACCGTGGCCAGCGACCAGGTCCGCATGGTGGTTACCGACCTGTCCGGCAACGTGGTGGGGGCGCTGCGGATCGGCGACGACGCCAATTTCTACGGCACGGGAGTTTTCCTCGACTCTTTCGCCCTGGCCGGGACGGACCTGTGGTTCGCCGGCCAGACCGGCGGAGCGAGCGGGTTCAGCGGCTTCGCCATCAGCTACGGTCTCACCTTCTCTGGGCTCGTCCTGCCGGTGGCGGCCGTGCTCGACACCACCGGCGGCACCTCCACCCAGGGCTGCTATCTCAGCGCCGCGTCCAGCACCGGTTTCACCGTCTCCTGGCACACCACGACGGTCAGTCAGGTGAACTACTGGGCGCCTCGGTATGCGAACTAGGAGGGAGGGCGGCATGGCAGACAAGACCAGGGTCCTGATCCAGGACGTGACGTACGACCCGGGCAAGCGCTGGTGGCGCATCGCCCAGCAGGTCACTGCGCCCGACGGGACGACCCACCGGATCCTGCACGCCATCGCGGACCACGCCACCGTCAACCACGCCGCGGAGTACGGCCTCGACCCGCACGACAGCGCCACCGTCGTCGACTGGCTGCTGCACGAGCGCTTCGCCCCTCCCCCAGCCGACCCGACCGTTCTCTGCCCTTACCGCAACCCGCCGCAGCAGGCATGGGCGGCGCATCAGGAGCGGCTGGCCGAGGTGAAGACCCGGGTGGAGATCGCCGACCCGGACGGCCACCTGGGCAAGATCCACGCCGCCCACCGTCCCACCAAGGGTGACATCGCCACCGCCCGGCACCGTGTCACCTGCGACCGTGCACACGTCGCCCACCTGATGGAACGAGGAGCAACCCGATGAGCGACACACTCACAGCCAACATCGGCCTGCTCGTCGCCGACCCGAACGACGTCGTCACCTACACGACGCACATCGGCAACAACCTGACGAAAGTGGACACCTTCCTCGGGGCCGTCGACTGCCTGTCCACCACCCGGCCCACCACCACGTACAAGGGCCAGATCATCTTCGAGGAGGACTCCCAGCGCTACGCACAGAACACCGGAACGTCCGCCAGTCCCAACTGGCTGTACATGTCCCATCAGGCCTTGTCCGCCACCAGCTCCTCCCGGCCCACGTCGGGCCTGACGGCCGGGGAGCTGATCTACGAGTCCGACAACACCCTGGTCCGACCGCGTGGATCCGGCCTCTGGCTGCCCAACGTCGCGTCCTGTACGTCGGGAGCGCGGCCCGCCAACCCGGTGGCGGGCGACCTGCTCACCGAGTCCAACACCCACCGCCTCATCCAGTGGACCGGTTCGGCGTGGCTGCAGACCGCGTTCAGCAACTTCGTCGCCACCAGCTCCACCCACCCCGGCGCGCCATTCCAGGGCCTGGAGATCTTCGAATCGGACACCGGCCTGTCCGCGATCTACAACGGGTCCAACTACCTATACGGGATGCAGCAGCTCGCGCCCACCCAGAAGCTGGGATCGGCGGCGAACACGGTGACGTTCACCAGCATCCCGGCTGTCAACAACCTGCTGATCACCTGGCGCACACGCACCACCAGCGGCAACAGCAACGACAACATGTTTCTGCAGTTCAACAGCGACACCGGGCTGCACTACGGCGCCGAGCTGCTGGACGCGACCGGGACGACAGCCGCCGCGTCCAGCAACGCGATCAACTCCGCCAGCGGCGTGCTCATCGGCGTGATCACGGGGGGAGCCGGAAGCGCGGGATACGGTTCGTGCGGTTTCGCGTTCATTCCCGGTTTCTCGCAGGCCGCCTCCGGCACCCAACTGGACTGCGTCAGCACCTGGTTCGCGGCCTGGGGAACGGGCGCCAGCAACATGTTCGCCGGAATCTCCGGAGGTGCCTACAACCCGTCTGCCGCGGTCACCAGCCTCACCCTCAACCCGGCCAACGGCCAGCTCGTGGCCGGCAGCGTATTCAGCCTCTACGGGAGCAATTAGTGGATGCCGACATCGAGCGACACGGCGACCTGGTCCACCACGTGGTGGACTGCCGGACCGGCGCACAGACGATCACTCCGTTCACCGAGGCGGAGACCGCCGCGTTCTGGGATAACGAGCGGCGCGGCGCCGAACTGGCCGCCCAGAAGGCGCAGGAAGACGAGCAGATCAAGGCGCTTGTCGAAGCGCATTCCGACCCGCTCGTCCAGTTGCTGGCCAGGAAGGCGGGGCTGGCGTGAACGAGCCCACCGAGTCGATCCCCGCCCCGGTGCTGATCGCGGAACTGGAGGCCGAGCTCACCCAGTCGATCGCGGACCGCGTGGTGCTCAAAGCACGTATCACCGTGCGCGACCAGCGGATCGCACAACTCGAACAGGAACTGGCCGCCGCCCGGGGGTCAGCGGACGGCGGCCAGCTGTCCTAATAGGCCTTCGGCAACTGGTCGCCGTCGGTCGCGGTCAGCGTCCACTGGCACGAGGTGGTCACGGCGATCCGGTGCGCCCCGGCGACATCGTGGTAGTACATCGTGTGGTTTCCGGCTGGGCCGGTGAGGTCGTCGACGACCAGGCCGCTGTCATGGTCGCCGTACTCGACGGCGCGGAAGCGTCCCGTGGTGGGGCAGGCGAAGGTGTAGTGCAGCGACCAGTCTGAGCCGGTGGCGAAAGCCGCCGTCGTGGTGTTCCCGCTTCCCGACACCTGCAACACGACGGAGGTGTTCGCGTGCGCCGGAGACGACCCGGCCTGTGTGAGTCCGAACGTTGCGAGGCCGGCGGACGCGGCGAGCGCGCCGACAACGAGGCGGGCCCTCCCCCTGAACGGTTTCATGCGTCCAGTGAAGGGCCAAGTATGACGATCTGTCAAGTTGGCGGGAGGAAGAGCTAAGCCTCCGCCATGGCCTTCGTCAAGGCCTCGTTCTTTGCCCGCAGCGCGCCGAGCTCCCCGCGGGCGTTGTTCAGGGCCGTCTCCAGCATCGCGTTCTCGTAGGTGAGCTGGGCGACGAGCATCGCGAACTTGCGCTGCAGCGTCTCCACTACCTGGCTCTGGTCGACGGTGACGGGCGGTGCCTCCTCGGCCGCGCCGTTCTGGACGTCGGTTTCGACGGTCATGTCAGCTCCCTGGAAAGCGCGCGGTACTGCTCGAGGATGTCGGTGGCCAGCACGGCGTCGCGCTGGGGGTAGAAGGTGTAGTGCGACACGAGCGCGTCGCCGACGATGACGTTGTCCTTGCCCACCAGCGGCGGCCGGTGCACCGTGATCCAGTGCTCCTCCTCCGGGTAGTCCAGGACTCCCGGCACGGGCAGCGCGCAGAAGTCCTCCCCGTCGATGACGTGGCAGGACACGGAGAACTGCTGGCGCGGCGCGAGCGGGAAGTTCTGGTAGAAGAAGACCTCCTCCGGCTTCCCCACGCGCAGGTGTTCGAGTAGCAGGCGGTGGATGCGCACCGCGAACTCACCGTCGCCCCACCCGACCGGGTCCATGCAGAACGCGGACTGCACGATCCCGAACTCCCTCGGGATCTTGCCGAGCTTCTGCGCGTACCAGGAGACGATCGCGTTGTTCCACATCAGGGCGAAGCAGGCGAGCGTGCCAGGCAGCGCGACCTTGGCCTTCACCAGGTTCTCCACCGCGGCTTCGTGCACATACACGATGTCGTCGTCGAAGCGGAAGAAGACCGCGTCCGCGTCCGTCATGTACCGGTACGCGTAGCCGGTGTTGCGCTGCTTCGGGTAGAGGCGCGGCAGCCCGGCCGGCTTCTCGATAATCTTCACCCAGGTGCTGTGCGCCTTCGCCAGTCGGTAGGCGTAGGCGAGGTCGGAGACCTGGTTGTCGTCCGTGTTGAGGTACAGCCAGTACTCGTCGACCAGGCCGCGCTCGTGGTCACGTCTCAGGTACTCGAACAGAATGTTAACAGTCTGCTCTCGCCCGAAGGGTGTCCACGCCACTACCTTCTTGCCGCCGATCACGCCTTCTCCTCCCCGAACAGCGCGCTTTCCCAGAGGGGCGCGAGGTTCTCGATCGTGTAGTCCTGGGCGCGCAGCCGGGCCGCGTCGCCCATTTGCTCGCGCAGGTCCGCGTCGTTCAGCAGCAATCCGAGGTACTCGCCCCACTCCTGGGCGGTGGAGGCGAGGAAACCGGTGACACCGTGCACCACCCAGTCCCGGTACGGGACGATGGGCGAGGCGACGATCGGAATGCCGAGGAACGCGGCCTCCAGCGCCTTCGTCGCGCCCTTCGCCTCGTTGTAGGGGGTGGAGCGGTAGGGAGCGGCCCATACGTCGAAGTCGACCGTGTCCAGATATGCCTCGTTGGGCTGGACCCAGCCGGTGTGCCGCCATCCGGGAGCGGTCAGGCCCAGTTTGCGCAGATGCGGGTAAGGGATGCCGACCGTGTGCACGACTCCGCCGTGGTCCGGTACGGCCTTGAGTGCCTCGAACGCGATCGGCAGCTCGAACACGGTGGAGGAGGTGCCCGCCCAGCCGACCACCGGCTTCGGGTTCTCGGGGCGCGGCCGGTCCAGGTACTTCGCGGGCAGGCTGTTGGGGATCACCTGGACGTTGTCGCAGTACTGCTCCAGGATCATCGCGAGCACGTCGCTGCAGACGGTGACGGCGTCCGCGGCGTAGGCGTTCGCCATGAGGCGGGTGCGCACCGTCGGCTCGGAGAAGAACCGGTATGCGACCTCGTTGGTCGAGTCCACGTGCCAGTAGTCGTCATCCGCGTCGAACACCGTGCGCACGCCCGGCGCGTGCACCATCCTCGCCCACTGGGTGGAGGGCTCCGGCGTGCACACCCGCTGTCCGAGGAACGCGTCGCTGTCCTCGTAGCCCTCGCCGATCCGTTGGCCGGCCTGGACGTCGTGGCCCCGTTCCCGCAGAGCCTGGGCGACGATCTTGGTCCGGTACCACGAACAGCCGGCGTCGTCCGCCGCCCAGAGCCACGCCTTACCCACGGGAGGCCAGGTGCCCGGGCAGCCAGTGCGCGGCGAACCATTCCACCGTGTCGTGGACGCCCAGGCCGAGCGGGACGAGAGCGTCCGGTTCCAGGCCGAGCAGCCGCATCGTCTCGTTGTCCGCGACCACCCGGGCGCCCGGCGTCTCGCCCGGCCGCATCGGCAGGTGCACCAGCGAGGGCGCGGGGTCGTAGCCGATTTCCCTCGCCTCCTGGATGACGAGGTTCGCCACATACGCGACCGTGGCGTGCTCGCTCGGCCCGATCTCGACCACCTGCTCGAGCACGTCGCCCTTCGCGGCGTACTCGAGGGCCTGGACCAGGCCGCGCGCCACGTCGGTCACGTAGACGCAGTCGGAGATCTGCTGACCGTCCCCGTACACCTCGATCGGCGTGCCGGTCAGGGCACGGGCGATGAACGCGGGCATGATCTTTCGGACCTTGCCCGGCCCGTACGGCGCCGCCATCACCTGCCGCGGCCCGTACGCGTTGACGACGCGCACCTGGTTGAGAGCGAGGCCGCGGTCCCGCACGAACATGTGGCCAAGGGACTCGACACAGGTCTTGCTTGCCGAATACGGGTTGCTCATCCCGTGGTTGCCGACGCAGATGTTGACGCACGGCAGTCCGTATTGGACGCAGGCCTCGAACACGTTCAGACCGGAGGCGACGTTGGTCTGCACCGCGGGCCGCGGGTTGTGCACCGTCTCCTGGGTGCCGAGCACGGAGGCGAGGTGGATGATCCCGTCCGTGTGTGCGGCCAGCTCGGTGACGGCCACCTCGTCCCGGGTGTCGCCGAGCATCGTCGGGATGTAGGAGTCGAAATGGCCTGATCCGGGCCGCGATTCGACGGGATGACGCTTGGAGCGGTGGTCGAAGATGACGGGCTCGTGGCCGCGCTTGAGCAGTTCGTCGACGACGTGTCCGCCGATGAATCCGGCGCCGCCGGTGACACCGATGCGCATGAACGCTCCGGAAAGTGAGGGGACGGAGTATCAAGTGGAGAATACAGCGCAATGGACACGGTTCGGGTCGTTCGGGACAATGGCCAAGAAACCGGGCAGGAAGGGCGTGATCGCGTGAGGGTCATGTACGACGCGGCGTTCCCGCCGCCCGACCCGCACCTTGATGTCTGCGCTGGGTACATTGGCGGCGACACGCCCCATGTGTGGACCGATGCCGAATGGAACAGCCAGTCGGCCAGGTGGCGGCTGCCGATCTTCACACGGTCGAATCCGACCGATGCGAATCAGGCCGCGAGCGACGCGGCCAGCGCGATCGCCTGGGCGAGAGCGCACGGACAGCCAGCCGGAACGGCGATCGCCCTCGACTACGAGACGGCGAAAGACGCGGCGTACCTGACGGCATTCGACGCGGACGTGGTCGCGGCCGGCTGGACTGTGCTGGTGTACGGGTCACTGTCCACGGTCTTCCAGAATCCGCGGCCGAGCGCGGGCTACTGGACCGCGTCCTGGACGGGCGCGGCGCACCTTGATGTGGGCGCCGCAGCCACTCAGTGGGCCAGCGACACCATGCTCGGCAAACCGTACGACCTGTCCGAGGTCACGGACTCACTCAATCTCTGGGATACACAGGAGGCCATGGTGTCGCTCACTCCGCAAGAGGACAACGAACTGCTCCAGCTGTACAACGCCATGTTCAACGGCGGTTCCTCCATGGGCATCACACCGTCCGGGGCGACGAACAACTCACTGGTCTCTAAGCTCGACTACCTGATCACCACCCTGGGACAGCTCGCTACGCCGACGGTCGACGCGACCGCCCTGGCCGCAGCACTGGCCGCGAACCCGGCGTTCGTCCAGGCGGTCGTGCACGGCCTGGCCGTCGAGTTGCACAACGCGACGCCGTCCAGCTGACCTCGCAACGGGTGGCATAGGAGTCCGACGTGACGATGTCGATCCCCGAGGGCAGTGTCGTCATCACGCCCATCGAGGTTTACCGCGAGGTACAGGCGACGCACCAGGCGGTGCAGCAACTGCTCGGCAAGCTCGACACGTTCGTCGGCACCCAGAGCGACCACGAGACCAGGCTGCGCAAGGTCGACGACCTGCCCCGCCAGGTTGAAGAACTGAAGACGGACAGTGAGGAGCACGACAAACGGATCGGCCATCTGGAGACGCGGATGGCGATGTACGCGGGCGCGTCGGGTGTCCTGGGCACCGCGGCCGGGTATCTGGCGAGCTGGGCCATCTTCGGCCACCACTGAGCGGTGTCCGAATCGTCCGGACCTGTCCTGATTGACGGATAGTCACGGGTACATCTAAGATCGCTGCATGACACAGCGACGTCCCGTGACCCAAGGGCAGTTCGCCGAGGCCATCGGGTGTCACTACACCTTGGTCACCCGGTACCGCAACGGTGAGCGCCTGCCCACCGTCGAGCACCTCGCCAAGATCATCGAGGTCTACGAGTTGGATCCCATGGAAGTGATCAGGGCGGTGAACCGGGCGAACGAGAAGAACGCCCAGGGTGAGAAGACCCACCCGATGGAGTTCGCGCACTACCTGCGCGACCACATCTTCACCCTCCCCGAGGCACCACAGTAGGGTCGAAGTCCTCATCAGCGAGAAGGGCCCCGGCTACACCCCGGGGCCCTTCCGCTTTCCGCCGTTCCGCATGGGGTCAGAACGGAGGTCTGGATCAGGCAGCTGCGGCGACGATCTCGGCCATCGACAGGTCAGCCTTGAAGGTGTGACCCACTAACCGCTCAACCGCCAGGTACTCCTGCGCCATGGCCGGGTTGAGACGCGCGGACAGAACGAGCTCCGTACGCCCGGCCAGGACACAGAACATGCACGACAAGCGCGGCATCCCGGCGTCGTAAGCCGGGTGGTACGGAAGGCCAGAGCGGCGGATCGTGTCCCAGACCTGCTCCTCTGACCAGTCGAAGATGGGCAGCCAGCGATCCACGATCCGACGCCCGTTCGTCGCCGCGGCGTCGGGGCCGAAGGGGATCTTCTTGGCGCGCGCCGGAGACTCGGCCGCCCTGATGCCCAGGCAGTTCAGGATCCTGATCGGGCGGTCCGGGTGTGCGGCGCGGTGGTCGGCGGCCAGTTTCGTCATGATCTTGGCGACCTGGCTGGTCTTCTGATCGGAAGTGCAGTACCTGGCCTGGCTGGACGGCCATGCCGGAGTCGTGGTGTCGCCCTTCGCCCGGAGGGTGTTGTGGCGCGTCACGACCTGGTCGAGCAGGTCTTCGGAACGAGCGACGGTCTCGAACCGCAGGCCGTATACCGCGGCCTGCTTCTCGGCAAGTTCGCGCGTTCCCTCCCACTCCACCCGGCCGAGGTCGGCGTGGACCACGACGATCCGGTCGCGGGAGACGCCCTCAGCGTCGGCGCGCTCGACTAGGTGGGTGAGCATCGCCTGAGAGTCCTTGCCTGCGCTGGAGTTGATGAGGATCACGTCGTAGGAAGCGAGGTTCACGGTGGACATGTCAGGCCTCAGACGGCGTAGTGCGCGGACCAGACGGACCACAGGATCGGCAGGTCGGCCTGGCGGTAGACGGCGACCTCGACCGCGCGCTCCTTGCCCGAACTCGGAGAGACGATCGCCTGCCACATCGTCTTCGGGGCGCGCCCCCGGGTCTCGGTGTACAGGGCCTTCACCCGCTTGCCGAAGGTGCCCCACACCGACCGCAGCACACCGCCGGACAGGCCGCGTTCCGTCAGGAACGACTCGACGGTGACCGGCTTCGCGAACACGCCGGCCAGCCGGGCGAAGGGCCGCAGCAGACGGCCGAGCCGGGCCAGGCGCAGCTCGGCGACGCGGGCGCGGATCTCGGGCTGGGTCATCGTTCGGGCTCCTCTCCTGTGACTATCTGTCAAAGAGGAGTCTGCCGGTCGTGTGACTATCTGTCAATCCGCTGCGCGGTCAGCAGGGTACCCAGCCCGCGGGCCCGCGCCAGTAGCCGTGCGTGCCGCACTCCAGGCACTTGATCGAAGGATTGAGCGAGCCGTCCGGCTCCCACTGCCAGCCCTCCGGGCCGAGAGGGAGCTTCCCGCCGATGCGTTCGAAGTCTTTATCGTCCTTGAGCCAGGGCGACGTGCAGCGGTGGAAGAACACCGGATGGCCGTCCACCGGGTCCTTCTCCACGCGCGGGATCACTGGTTGCCTGCCCCGCCCCACTCCGGCTCACCGGTCTGTGAACAGACGTAGAAGCCCTTCCACTCACCAGTCCCCGCGGCCCGGGCACGGCCGCAGTGAGGACAAGCAGGAGGCCAGTTGACAGGCATCAGAACTTCACCAGCTGCGTGCTCGAGTACCCCTGGCCGAAGCCGTCCCCGTCGCCCGTCCACTCGACGATCGGGTGCTGGACGTCGCTCGAGAACGGGTCCATGTGCACACCCGTCACCACGCCCTCCTGGCCCGAGAGCCGGTGCCTCACCCCGTCACCCACCTGGATGGGCGCCTGCGGCGCGGTCTGGGGCGGCGTGTAGGCCGGGTTGCCGGAGCGGTCCCCGGGCGGCTGGTCGGTTGCTACCTTCAGCGTCACCGCAGCCTCCTGGGCGCGTCCGAGACGGCGTTCTGCGTGCCGGCGTAGAGGCCTTCCGGCGTGACCCCGGCCGGCCTAATCGAGTTGGGCGCGACGCCCTGGGCGAGGGAGGCGTCCTCTCCCGCGAACGCGACGCGCGGCGTGATCCGAGTGGTGTGCGGGTCGCGGTGGTGGCCGACCACCGTCCCCTCCCCCAGGGCGCGGTGCACGACCCGGGAGCCGACTGCTGGGGTCGGATCGGCGCCGTGCTGGTCCTGGTTCATCTCGGCCGCCCCGCGCGGGTGGTAGGCCTGGTTGAGGGCGAGCTCCTGGGGGATCGTCGCGCCCAGGTTCAGGCCGCCGGTGGACGGCGCGCCGTCGCCCTGGCTCTGGTACGGGCCGCCGCCCTGGAACTGGGCTCTCATGTCAACCAGTGTACGTATGAGTCCTGGAAAGGGAACCGCCCCGGACGCGTTCCGTGCGTCCGGGGCGGTGAGGCTTGAGCGGATCCCGTGCCCGTGTCCGCGCGACTGCTCCGGTGTCGCGTCCACCATCACAGTCGGTTATCCGGGCGCAGTTGCCGGGATTAGTCTGCAGCCGTACCCGACCAGCTTGCGCCTCCGCGTGGCAGGGAGCGGATTTGAACCGCCGACCTCTGGGTTATGAGCCCAGCGAGCTACCGAACTGCTCCACCCTGCTCTGTGAGCCGGATTGCCGCCCCCGGCTCTACTCGCCCATACACCTCAGCACAGCCCGTCTTCACGGGCTTACCTAGCGAGCCCCACTCAAGAGCTTACCTCACACGACCTAAATCGAAGCGTTGAAACTGGCAACCGTCAAGAGACCGGATGCCTCCAGGTCCAGTACTCGGTCGATCGCAGCACCCGCGAACGCGGTCTCGTCACCGACCAGCTTGCTCATCGGAGTGTCCCGTAGGTCGGCGACCTGTGTCGACGCAAGCTCCTCTTCTGGGCGGGGCAGCCTGTCATCGGCCGTGGGCTCTGAGATCACGTCGACGACCCTACCCGCGCAGGAAGCCGGAAACGAGCTGAGGCAGGCTGGCGTCGAAACCCGCCACCTGCAGCACGCCCTCGTCCCGCGGGTCCGCGATCGTGTGCCCGGCCGCGGTCATCGACGCGACGATCAGTCGGGCGTTCGGGTTCCTCGCCGACCGGTACGAGCGCAGTGCCTGGGAGGGGTGCATCTTGCCCGCCCAGGTCTCGTTGTCGGTCAGGACCAGGAAGCCGTCCGCCACGACGCCCGCTCGCTGCGCCCATGAGAAGGGGAGCGAGAGGTCGGTGCCGCCCCCGGACGGACGCCACGACTGGATCTCGCGCAGACTGGTGCGCGCCGTGAGCCGGGAGGCGTGGACACTGGTGTCGACGTCGATGACCTGGACGTTGCCCTTCTCGATCCGGGCCGTGGTCAGCGCCATGCCGTTCGCGACCTCGTACACGCTGCCCAGCGGCGAACCGCCGAGCGTCATGTGGCTGCTCATCGAGCCGGACGAGTCGACCGCGATCACCAGCTTCCTTCCCGACGGCTCGACGTGGCCGAAGGAGAGCTCGAACGCCTCCTCCAGCGCGTCGGAGACGGCGGTGATCGGCGACCAGGTGCGCAGCTTCGCCTTCGGGTTGGGCTGCGCGGACCCTGAGTTGTAGACCTTCAGGGCGAGGTAGAGGTCCAGCGGGTGGACGCGCGCCTTCGCCAGGGCGCCCGAGTCCGTCAGCCGCTTCGCCACGTCGCTGACCGAGGATCCCAGCGGGGTGAGGGCGCCGATCCTCGTCATCCGGGCCAGGTTGCGGATCAGGGCCGTCAGGCCCACTGTGTGCGCCAGCTCCGCCCAGACCTCCGGCGAGTCCAGCACGCCGTCGTCCAGGAACTCCCACGGCACGCGCAGCGTACGTACGGCTGTCACGGCCTCGGCCGGACGGGTCACCGACTTGGCGATCCGGTACTTCTCGACGCTCGGCAGCAGCGCGCCCGCCTCCGCCTCGGTGACGGTGCCGGCGAGCCAGCCGAACAGCGCCCGGTACGCGGGATCTTCGACGTGCGGCTTCGCGAGCCGGAGCATGTCCTTGAGGGCGAACGGCTCGCCGGAGCCGGTCTTGCGCGCCTTCGCCTTACACGCCCGGAACGCGACCCGGTCCGCCTCGTCGGACAGGAACCAGTCAGTCAGGGCGGTGCGCATCAGCCGGTTCATCACCGGCTTCGTCCCGCGCCCCGACGGCTTGCCGCGCAGGTTCTTGTAGTAGCCCCAGAAGTGCGCCAGGTGGTCCGTGGTCCTCGCCACCCGGGGAAGCGCGGCGCGCGCCGCCCGGCGCGTGTCCAGGTCGCCGGTCGCGACCGCGGCGGCGAGCACGAACAGGGCCGGGAAGTTCTTCGGCGCGCGGGCCGGCTGCGCGGCACTGATCTGGGTGGCCAGGGCGACCGCGCGCACACCGTCGGCGGTGATCGCGTCGAACACGACCTTCGCGCCCGCGTAGGTGTGCTCCTTCTCCCCCACGTAGTAGGTGCCGCCCGTGGTGCCGAGGATGACGAAGTCCTCGAGCTTCGTCCACACGTCCTTGGCGAAGGTGAATCCGCCTGCCGAGTTGCGGACCATGTCAGCCTCGCGGCCCAGGATCGGCTCGCTCTGCGGCGTACGCACGGTACTGATCGCGGACAGTGCGTCCATGTACGTTCCCTTCTACTCAACCCGGCGAGGTGCCGGATGTGTTGCGTCCCGCACGCCGTGGTGGATGCGTACGGGCCGAGGAGGCGGATGTGGGAGTGAAGACCGGGTTTAAGCGTCTTAGGCCGCTGGACCACCGGACCGGGGAAAGGCCCGGGCAGGATTCGAACCTGCATCTCTCCTTTGGAAGAGGTAACCGATCTGCGTTCAACCCGCCCGAATTCGTGCTGGTGCCGACCCGTTCGCCTTCACCGTGCGCGCGGGGCGGCGGACCGGACGGATGTGGATTTTGGAACCGGGGGAAGTGCTGCCGCTACACCACAGAACCCGTTTCCGGATCCCGGCGGGATTCGAACCCGCGCCTTATCTTTACGAGAGATAACCGATCCCTGTTCAACCCGTCCGGGTTGCCGTGCTGGTGGTGCTCAAAACCCGGACCCTGAGGGAACCGGGTGGTGCAAGGTGTCCGGATGTGGAGTCGACCACCGGTGTTAAGCGCTCTGCCAATTGAGCTACCGACCTGTTTTACCAGCTCGGGCGGGACTTGAACCCGCAACCACTCTCTTAACAGGAGATAACCGACGGTCTTTCAACCCGGACGAAGTCTGTGCGGCGGAACGGATGTGGAGTGCTGCTACCGGATCAATCGCCAAAAGATAACCGGCGGCGTTTCAACCCGTTCCGTGGAACACGCTACAGGGCGGCGTGACTATCCGTCAACTCAATTTTGTCGGCATCAGTCAGTCCGCCCGCAATCATGGCGCGCGTCTTGCGTGACACCGACACCAACAGGTCGCCCTCGTACTTCACGCGGACCACCGCGACCAGCACGGCGTCGCCGTACACGGGTGACAGGGTCAGCGCCTCGGCTCGGCGGTTGAACGGGACGACGGCATCGAGCGGGTGGGAGTGCAGGTCCAGGAACGCGCCGCGGTCCGTGCCCACCTGCACATGCGGACCGGGCGCCAGCCGGCGCACGACACGCCGCGCCCAACCCTGGAAGGGAGGAAGCCAGACAGAACGCACCGGCTTGCCGTCGTCGGCCGGGATGAGGAGGGCGCGCATCATCTCTTCCTTCGCTGCTTGGACTTGTAAGGGCTCTTGATGACGGGCGCCTGGGACAGGTCATGGACCTTGTCCACGTCGTACACCCACGGCTGCCACGCGGCCCGCGTGTGGGCGGCGAACACCGCCGGGTCGCCGAGTTCGGCGACCAGCTGGTCGTAGATGGGTGTCACGGTGCCTCCTTCAGGCGATAACGTCCCTTGATCCGGTCGGAGATCTCGTCCACCCGGTCCCAGTACTGGCGCGGCACGGCGCAGGCGTCCGCGCAGAAGTCGACGAGCGCGGCGATGAGGATCGCCGGGTCGGTGCGCAGCGCCGTGTAGTGGGTGGCGATGCTGTCCGGCAGGTGGGCCTCGTCCACCTTCTTGTAGCGCTTCGCCAGGTAGGCGACCTGGCGATTCAGGTCGTCGAGAGCGGCGGTCATGCGGCGTGCGGCTCGTAGATCGCGGCCAGCAGCCGGTAGTGGTGCTCGATCTTGTCCTTCACAGCGTTGCCCTCGCCGTAGCCGTCTTTCAGCCACCGACGCCGCAACTCGTACAGGTCCTTGACCTGCTTCCATGCGAACTCGTGATGCCGTTTCTCGGCGGTCGAGAACCCCGGCGGCTCGTTGACCAGCGCCGCCAGGGACTCCTGCAGAACCCTCATCGTGTCTCTTCGCACGTCGGGAACGCTCATCCCACCTCCACCCACTTCCTCAGCTCGTTGGTGACCAGCTGCACCTGGGTGCGCAGCCCCTCGTTCTCCTGCGCCAGGCGGACGTTTTCGGCCAGCACCTCGGCGCACTGGGCGCAGGCCTGCGCATCCGGTTCGGCTTTCAGCAGGCGCAGCTGATCGGCGCGGTACGCCCTCTCGAACTTGTCGCCGTCCACCAGGACGTAGAACAGCCGCGCCTTCGCCTCCCCCGGTACCTGGGCGGAGCTGACCACGGTGCCCGGTTTCCAGCCGGCCATCCGCCGCACCTCCACCCGGTCGCCCTTGGCATAGAGGTTCCGTTCGTCAGCCACGTCCGGCTCTCCCGGTCAGCCGCCGCTCGCGCTTCTGCTCGTCCAGCGTCAGCACGAAGCCCCGGTTCTGCAGCGGGAACCAGCCCATCCGGAAGCAGATCCCGATCAAGTGATCGGCGCCGGTCGCGCCCAAGCGCCTGCTCATCCGGCCCAGGTGCGATTTCACGCTAAAGGCGCTGATGTGCACCCGCTTGGCCACGCCCTTCTGCCCCAGGCCGTGGGCGATGAACCAGAGGATCTCCAGTTCCCGCTCGGTGGGCGCGGTCCCGAGAGCGGGATAGTTGCGGCCGGCCATCACGTGCTCCAGTGGTCGCGAATGTGGATGAGCTTGCCGATCAGTGCCTCGAGCCGAGCAAAGTAGGCCGGGCTGACCACCTCCAAACCACCCACGCCGTCCGGGACGGCGGTGACGGAGGCCAGCCGGGCGGCGGTCAGGCCGCACAGTAGGTCGACATCCGCCTTGTCGATCTCCTGCGCGCGCCGCTCGGCCAGCCGCCGTAGCGCGCGCTCCTGACGGCGGCTCACACCTGCTCCCCGACCGCGTGCAGGCGCCTGACCACCGTCTGCGCGATCCGGCCGGGAACGCCAGTGAGGGCGAAGAGCACCGCTTTCGCCTCCCGGGCCAGGGACTCGTCGTGTACGGCGAGCCAGCGCAGCACGTCCGGGTCCAGCAGGTCCCACTTCTCCGGAGGCGCGGCCACGGTTCCGGTGTTCTGGCGGATGGCGATCAGGCCCTTGTCGATCAGGCACGCCACCGCCTCCCGAACGACCGTGCGCGACACGCCGTACTGCTCGCACAGCTCGTGCGCGTTGGTGGCCTCCAGGTCGCCCGCGACGATGCGCGCGCCGAGGATCTCGACGAGCCGCTGGGTGAGGCTGGGGTTGGAGATGTGGTCCAGGGCGGCTGTCATGGCCGCGCTCCTTCCAGGTGGCGCCGCGCACTGCACGTCGCACGGTATTGAAGAGCTCTTAGAGCGCTGTCTTTGATCCCCATCACCCGCGCCGCCTCGCACACGTCGAGGTCGAGCAGGAAGCGCAGCGTCAGGCACTTCGCCTGGGGAGCGGACAGACGGGGCAGTACATCGACGACAGCGTGGCGTTCCGCGAGCGTCGCCGGGTTGTCGGGCTCCCGGCCCCACACCATCGGCTCGTCCGCATAGAACTCGGCGCACAGGCCTTCGCGTTCGAAGCGGGCCGACTTGCGGAAGTCGAGGAATACGCGGGTGGTGATCGTCTGCAGCCACGGGCCGTAACCGCGCCCGTCGTCCGTGAAGCCGTCCAGATTGCGCAGGGCTTTGACGAACACGTCGTGGGTGAGGTCTTCCGCGTCACTCGCATTGCGCACGCGCAGGTAGAAGAACCGGAACACCCACGGGCGGTTGTCCGCGTAGAGCTGCGAGACCGCGTCAGTCCCGTCCACACAGGCTCCTGACGACGCGCACCAGCCGGGGAGTGGCCGCGATCGCGGTCGCGGCGGTGGCCAGCAGGACGTACACGGAGCTCACCCAGATCGCGGCATGCCAGGACTGTGCCCAGTCGCCGGTCAGGATGTGGCAGAGCCAAGCGGAGGCGAAGAACGTCCCCGTCGCGGCGGCCAAGATGACAGCCCCGGCCAGTGCGGTGTCGCGGACGGTTCGGGAATGCAGAACGCGGAACAGCACGAAGTCCCCCAGACAGGTGTAAAACGTGACGTTCCGATGGTACGACGATACGTGACTATCCGTCAAGACAAGGGACGCTTATTCGACCTCGTCTTTGAGGAGCACGCCGAAGCAGTAGCACTGGTCGCGGGTGCACTCGTCGCAGACGAGGCAACAACCGCACTCCTCGCAGAAGGCCTCACCGCATACCGGCTCGTCGTCCTCGGCCGGCGCCTCGTCCATGCCACTCACCACGCACGCGGTCCCTTCCAGTACTGCTTGGAGTACCAGCGCGTCGCACACCGCCCCGACCGGGCGGCCAGATGGAGCGACCGGCTCGCGCCGCGCCTCACACCGGTTTCGGCCAGCAGGCCGCGTACTCGTCGTAGAGACCGGCCTCTTTCAACAGCCCGACGACGAGGCGGCCGGCCTCCGTGATCCGCCAGAAGTCGCTGAACGGCCGCTCGTTGGTCGGTCCTTCGCCCTTGGCCGGCTGCCACAGGTGCTCGACCAGGCCGCGGCGTTCCAGCCCCGGCGCGCCGGTGGCGAACAAGGACGGTGACCTCACCCAGAACGACGGGTCGATCCGGTGCTTGCCGGCCGCCTCCAGCTCGAGCACCCAGTCGATGTAGACCAGCGTCTCGATATGCGTCTTGCGCAGGTCCAGGACGAAGGCCCGGCTGGTGGTGTAAGCGCGCAGCGCCTCATTCCGAATGGACACAGAGATCTCCTCGGCAGTCCGCGTGCCGTTCAAGGGCCTTGACGACGACGCACGGCCACGTATCGCAGCTGCGGTCGCGGTAGGGACAGCCGCCACACTCCAACCACGCCTCGCGCCAGTGCAGGACGGGGAAATGGCGGTCAACCAGGTCGGTGGACAGGCAGTCGTCGCGTCGAAGGATCTTCAGCCGCAGATCGCTGTGGTGTGCCTGCGCCGCGGCCATGCGGTCAGCCCGTGCAGCGGCGAGCTCGGCCGCTTCCCTCTCCCGGTCCGCCTTGCGCCGCTGCCTGGCCGCGTACCGCTCGGCTGCTGTCATCCTCACCGGAACATCGGTCCCGACCGCTCGTGCTCCATCCACCGCAGGTACACCGGGTAGCCGAGGCCGAGCGACGGCGGAACTTGGTGCGTGTAGCGCGCCCACGGATAGGCGGTCATGTGGTGCCAGGTCGCGGTCACCGTCCCGGTGGCGGTCCGGGTCAGCATCTTCGGCGGCCGGCGCCGGGCGAGAGCGCGCATCCACCAGCGCTCGCAGTACTGGTGCTTGAAGTGCTGCCACCAGGTCTCCGGGTAGTCGACACTGACCGAGCCGGTCTGCGTCACCGTGTTGTCCGGCAGTTTCTCGCCCAGGACGTACGCGGACAACTGCATCAGCAGGCCCTCGTAGGCCATCTCCCGGGTCTCGAGCCGGGCGGTCTCCATCAGCTCGCGCGACAACATGGTGCGCACCTGTACCCGCTGCCAGGTCAGCATGATGCTGGTGTCCGACGTGTCGCCGGACAGTCTGTTGCGGTGCCAGTCGCTCACGCCACGACCTTGCGCGTCACCGTGGTCACGACCTCCACCACCCGCATCTTCGCGCCGCGGTACGCCTTCTCCGACACGCGCACGTCGCGATAGTCCACCGCGCGCTGCTTGTCGGTGAAGCCGCCGAAGTCGTGCTCCCAGGCGTCGCCGTACTCGTACTGGACCTCGTACTCGGTCTCAGTCTCCGGATCCATCGTCCTCGTCCTCTCCCCAGATCAGCGCGTACAGAGCCTCGGCCAGGTGCGCGGTCTCCTCGTCGGCTGCCAGTTGGAAGTCCGCGACCGGCCGTTCCTGCCCCATCCACCCGCACACGCACTCGGGCCGCACCGTTGCAGCCGACGGGAAGAGGAGGACGCGCGTGACGCAGCTCATCGCGGTGTGTGTGTGTGTGTGTGTCCGGTTTCACCGCTCGGTGCGCCTCAGTCGGCCGGGGCGAAGCAGTCCGGCAGCACCGGCGCCCCGCCCACGGCAGCGCGGTGGGCGTTTTTCGCGGCCGTCGCCGCGGTCCTGGCGTCCGCGGTGTCATCGACCGTCAAACTGAACCGGCCGCACTCGCACCGCACGCTCAGAAGGCCGTCCGGCTGCGACTCCGTGTAGATCGTGTGCCCGGTCGCCGTCCGGGGCGCGTCACTCGGCGTCGTCGGTTCGGACATCGTCCGACCCTCCGCGCTTCGCCCACGCGTCCTGCCAGTTGATCAGGACGAGCATGGTGCCGATGATCCCGACCACGATCGCGCAGAATTGTTCGAACCCTGTCATCTGGCGACCTTGAAGACGATGTAGACAACGGCGATCAGCAAACCGTCGTTGATCAGGTCGTCCACGACATGTGCCCAGTTCACGGGAGCTTCTCCAGTTCGTCGATGTAGAAGTTGGTGCCGTCCTCGTCCCCGTCGAGCTGCACGTGGTAGACCCGGCTGCCCTCGCGGTGCTCGACCACCACGCCGGCCTCGCCCATCAGGGAGGACAGGCGGTTGATGACCATCACCCGGTCGCCGGTCTGCAGCCGGGTGCGCAGGCCTCTCACCCGAGGATCGCTTTCAGGGAGGCCAGGAAGCCGGAAAACTCGGGGTCCGTGTACTCCAGCAGCGCGACGTCGACCGCCGCCTGTGCGGTCTTCAGCTTCAGCTCCAGGTCCTCGGCCGCCACCTGCTCGGCGTCCCGGTCCGCGCAGTGCGCACTGCACCGGTCCCGGAATTCCTCGAACTCCTGGCGCAGGGCGAGCAGCTCGTCCGTCTTGTCGGCGGCGAGCCGGGCGCGGCGGTTCAGCTCCTCGAGCAGCTCGGTCGCGTACTGCGCCGAGTCCCGCATCCAGCGCGCCACCGGGTTGTCGATGTCGCGGAACGTCTTGGTGTCGTAGTCGGAACGCGGGACCATGCACTCCTTGGCGTCTTTGAGGATCGCCAGACCCTGGCCGACGTCGACCGGGAACACCGGCTGCGCGCCCTGCATGCCGATGCGCCGGAAGTGCATCACGCTCTTCCACCCGCCGCGGACGGTGCACAGGAACGGGCCGCCGTTCGTGTCGCCCCGCCAGTGCCACGGCGGAGCGGGGACTGCGCGCAAGGCCGCGAGGATCTCATCCAGCCGGGCGGCCGTCATCCCCTCCCCGGAGCCGTACCGGGTGGTCACGAACCCACCGTGGGAACGCGGCCGACCACACCCCGGCCGTCCACCTCGAGGATGTCGCCCACCCGGGCGAAAGACACCGCGCTGTCGTCGGACAGGGCGTACACAACACCGCGGCCCTGCACGGGCGCGGCGCGGTATCCCAGCGCCTGCAGCCACCTGGCCGCATCCTGCGCGCCCTCGATCAGGTAGTCCTCACTCACCGTCGTCCCCCTTCTCCTGGCTGTCGTAGTCGAGCAGTTCGTCGACGGCGATCCCGAGCGCGTCGGCGAGGGCTTTGAGCACGGGCGCGGACGGCTTGCGGTCGCCGCACTCCAGGTGCGTGATCGTGGTGCGCGACACCACACGCTCCGTGTCAGTGGTCCGGTCGGCCAGGCCGCCCTGGGTGAGACCGGCGCGCTCTCGTGCCTTGACCAGGCGCTCGGGACTGAAGGGGAGTGAGAGGGTGCGTGCCACTCCGGAAAAATACCGCACATCACCGCACATCACAAGCGACGAGCGGTGTTCAACCAACAGTCCTCGACCTAAGTCTCTATGTGCGCTAAGGTGCGCCTAAGTGCGCTTATCCCGAGGAGCACACTCATGGAAAACCCCATCAAGCACATCGCGGACGCAGTGGAGGATCGCCGTCTGGAGATCGGCCTCAAGAAGCAGGACGTGGCCACCCGCGCAGGAGTCACCCCCTCCTACCTGCGCAGAGTTCTCAACGGCGACCATCCGATGAGTGCAGACGTGAAAGCAGGCCTCGAACGGGCGCTCCAGTGGCCCTTCGGCTACATCGACCGCATCCCCGGACCGCGCAAACCGCCTGCCGCTCCGCCCCCGGGCAGCAGGTATACCCAGGCCGAATGGGACGCACTCGATCCGTCAGACCGGCTGCTCATCGCGGACATCCAGCACAAACTGGACGAACGCAAAGCCAATGCAACTGCACACAAGGGCGACCACCCAACTGAGCGACGACGCGCACGCGGTGCGTGAGTAAACTAGATTGAATGATTGTCGGTCTTTTCATAGCTCTAGGAGCTACTTTCATCGCATCGCTGCTCGGCATCGGACTTCTGTTGCGTGAAATGCGCCGAAACCGACGGATACTGTCCGCCCGGCTCGACGCCCACGCCGAGGCGCTGCGGATGCTGGCCGAGCTCGTGAAAGCGGAACTGCCCCAGGAGCCGAAACCGCCACAACGGCCCGAGTTCACCGTGTACAAGGGTGGCAAGACCCTTCTTTCCCTGGCCGCGCTGGCGGGCACCACCGCGGCCGGGTGGGGCGGTCGGCATCTGCGGGTCGTAGCCGGCACGAGCGTCGCCACGGCGCTCGCAGCGGCCGTTGCCGGAATACTCGTCGTCGGCTCGGGGCACGGGTCGCGGCAAGCCGGCCGAGTGCCCGTCACGCCGCCTACGGCTTCTTCGACACCGTCCACGCCACCGTCCGCTATCCCTCCGTCGAACTCTTCCACCGCCGTCCCCGGGACCAGACCGGCGCCAGGCTCGAGCAGCATCCCCATGGTCCCGATCGGTATGCGCCGCCGTCCGCCGCGTCCGTCCCCAAGCGCGAGCGGGCCCGGACGCAGTTCCGTGCCCGGGCCGTCGCCCTCGGTATCGGTGCCTGTGACGGCTGGGGGTCCGCCGTCATCTCCGTCGCCGAGTCCCACCTGCGCACTCAAACTGGTGCTCGACCCAGTTCGGCTGGTGTACGTGCAGGTGTGCGTCTAGCCGTCGGTTTCGACCAGCTGGCGCCGGCACCTTCGGGCAGTACCGCGTCCGCTGGAACACTCTCCGTCCCGCGTGCGACCAGGACGACCACTCGCCGGGGACGTGTCCGATGAGGAAGCAGAGCAGCTTCCTCACTTCTGAAGCTGGGGGACGTTCGCGTAGGTGGGGATGGGGGCGTTGGAGACCAGGGACGGCATGTCGGTCTCCACCAGGGGCCCCGCCGACCGTCCTGAAGAACACGCCCATCGAACCGCCCTCGTCTGACCCGTAGGAGCCGTCGTCACGAACGTCGCCGCAGGTTGGCCTTCACGATCAGCAATACCGTCATCAGAAGGCTGCTGACCTTGCACGCCTGCGCGACGATGATCGTCTGGCTGCCGCCTCTCTTCTGCAGCATCGTTCTTCCTTTCAAGTGCCGTGCCCGTTATAGGCACTTTGCGATACTAGGGAAGGGTGTGACTATCTGTCAACACGAGCCGGGCGGGCGGATTGATCAGGTACAGGCCGAGCCGGAAGAAGGCTTCCGCGTCGTCGCGCAGATGGCCGATGGCCCGGTTACATCCGGAACACAGCAGTCCTCGAACTTCCCCCGTAGTGTGGTCGTGGTCGACGGCGAGTTTCTTCGTGCGCCCGGTGGCACGGCGGCACCCCGCGCACCGGCCATTTTGTGCGGCGTACAGCCGCTCGTAGTCCCCGGGACCGAGGCCGTAGACCGCTCGGACCTTGCGGTCGTGTTCCGCGGCCCGGCGCAGAGCGGTGACCTTGCGGTGATGTGTCACGCACCTAGGTCCGGGGTGAGGCGCCGGCCGCTTGGTCGTGATGCCCTCAGCCGCACAGTCCTTGCAGGGCTTCGGCTGTGTGGTCACACCGCGGCCTTCGCCGCCGCGTTCTTCTCCGCCTGCTTGGACGTCATCCACCGGCTTACCCCGTGTTCGTCAATCAGGGGGACAGCGGACGCGCTGATCGGCACGCCGAGGAAGTCGAACCGCATCGCGGTCTCGATGGCGGCGGTCATCTCCTCCACCCGTTCCTCGGGAACCTCGAGGACGAGTTCGTCGTGCACCGGGTACCACACCGCGTCCGCGTAGCCGAGCTCGGCCGCGAAGTAGAACCAGGCGTCCACCAGGAGGTCTCGGCTGGAGGACTGCACTTCGTAATTGATATTGGCGTAGGAGGCCAGGTCGCCGCTCGCCCAGCGCTTGACCGGGATGCGGCGTCGGCTGACCGTACGGATGCTGTCACGGAACTGGGCTAGTTCACGGGTCAGATCGGCGATAGCCGGATACCGTTCCCGGTAGCCGGAGACGATCTGCTGAGCGGCCTCGAGTGGGATGTTCGCCTGTTGGGAGAGCGCCTTCCCACCCCCGCCGTACACGACTAAGAATCCTGTCATCTTCCCGACATCACGAGTGATCTCGATGTCCATGGCGGCCAACTCGTCCACGGTGAGCTGGTGCAGGTCGCCTCCGGCCAGGATGACCTCGATCATCTTCTGCTCGCCAGCCAGCGCGGCTACGACGCGCAATTCGATCTGGTCGAAGTCGGCGGTCAGCAGGATGTTGCCGTCGTCCGGGATGAGGCACCCGCGCATCCGCGGGTCCTTCTTGCTGAAGTTCTGGAAGTTGGGACCGGCCGACGACATGCGCCCGGTCACCGCACCGATCGTGTTCAGGACCGGGTGCACCCGTCCGTCGGGGGTGAGGTGCTCCCAGACGCCCTTGGTCTTGTTGAGCATGTCCTGGTGGCCCTTGAACCGGATCAGCTGCTCGGCCGCGGTCCGGCCGTCGGCGTCGAGCGGGTAGTCGAGCAGGAGCCTGACGTTCTCCTTAGCCAGGGAGGGCGCACCTCCCTCCGTCATTGCGCCGGGCCACGCGTTCCAGTCCACGCCGTGCTCGGCCAGGTATCCCTGGATCCTCGGGGAGCGGGCCGGGGTGCCGCCGGTCAGCTCCTTGATGACCGCCTCCGCCTCCCCCGTCTCCCGCGCGGCCTCGTCGGTCAGCTCCTGCAGCATCTCCCGGTCCACGCGCATGCCGCGGGCGCGGATCCGGGCGGCCTGCCCGGTCAGCCAGGACTCGGTGCGCAGCAGGGTGGCCGGCGCCTGGGTGGCGGGGACGAGCAGGTCGGCCAGTCGCCGGGCAGCCACCGTGTCAAGGCCCGCGTAGACCAGGTAGGCCGGGTCGTCGATCGGGATGTTCGCCCAGCCGAAGGCCTCGACGTCGGCCTTCTTGGCGTTCTTCCGCCCGGTCCAGATCTCACGGAACCGCTCGTGAAGGACCTTTTCCCCCGCCTCCACCTGCGGCATCCCCCAGGAGGTGGCCAGGGTCTTGAGGTCTTTGCCGCCCAGTTTGTCGTCGGGCGCGGCCATGGAGGCGAGCGTCTTCGTGTCGACGAACCGCTGCGTGATGTCCACGCCGAGGAAAGTCAGCGCGCCCATCGGGTCGATGTCGGTGTGGGAGCAGAAGGACACGGTCTCGTCGGACAGCAGCTCGACGACGGCGGCGCGCTGCTCGTCGTCGTCCATCCGCAGGACCCAGGCGTAGCCGGTGGTGGCGACCTGGACCAGGCGCAGGCGGTAGTCCGGATCCCACGGCCCGAGGTCGGTCAGGGCGGTGGACTCGACGTCGAGGCCGTAGAGGGCGCCCCCCGGGAAGCAGGCGCGGAACACCGCCGGGTCGAACTCCCCGGGCCGCGGCGCGTGGATCACCGCCTCGCCCTGTCCGAGCGGGACGGTGAAGGTCCTCATGCCCGCGTCGTGCGCAGCAGGGTCAGCGGATGGCAGGTGGGGCAGCGGTAGATCAGCTCGGCCGGCGGCACCGGGGTCAGGGTCGTTCCGCACGTCTCGCAGTCGATCGGGGGAAGGGTCGCCGCCAGGGGGAGCAGCCGGTCGATCGGCAGCCGCGGCCGTGTGCTCGGTTCGCTCATCGTCGCGTCCTGTACTAGCTACTAGTTTGGGAGCAACTGGTAGATCACTAGCAGGTGAGCTACCAGACGGTGCCGCGGCCGGCTTAGGTGAAGCCAGCACCGACGGCGCGGGTTCAGCGGGGGTCAGCTCGCTATGAGCAGGCGAAGTGCCAACTGAAACGGCGGTTTGGTTGGAACCGCTCGGTTCAGGGCCAACTGAACTTGGTGCTGTGGGTTCAGGGTTCGGGCCGCTTCCCTGACTGCCGAACAGGTCGTCTTGCTCACCCGAGTCGGGCCCGACGATCGCCCACTTGGTGACCCGGCCGTGGCCGGTGCCGTCGGTCTTCAGCAGCACGAAGCCGTCGATGTTGCGGTCCCGCGTCCGCGCGTAGGCGTAGCCGAGCTGGCGCGGGTAGGACTTGCCGGAGGTGTCCTCCAGGCCCGGCGGGTGCTCGGCCACCGGGTCTCGGTCCAGAGCCCTGATCACCTGGGCGGAGGTGAAGCGGTCGTCGCCGAAGGTCCTGCGCAGCCAGGCCAGGTGCTCGCCCCAGTGCGCGCGCTCGAAGTCGGATTCGGAGCGCTTCACCTTCACGTTGTCCAGGAACCCGGGCACTCCGATATGGGCGAGGACACCGGCCAGCAGCTGCTGCCACTTCTCGAACGAGCCGAACGAGTCGGTGCGCACCCAGGGCTTCCCGGCCGCGAACCAGGAGCGCACCAGGGTGAGGCACGCGGCCACCAGCGCGGCGCGGTTCTCGTGCGCCCAGTCGCGCAGGTCCGGATGCTTGAAGTCGGACGACGGCCGGTTCTCCGGGCTCGCGCCCGGGTATGACAGGGTGATGAAATAGCAGCGGCGCCCCATGTCGCCCGCAACCTCCACCCGGTTGCCGAGCGACATCCAGGTGATGCGGTTGGGGAAGTCCACCAGGTTGGACACTCCCAGGACGCGGTCCTGGTAGGTGACGGAGGTCAGCGCCCGGGCGAACGACGGGCCGTCGAGCTTGTGCGCCTCGTCGAAGACGAACAGCTCCGCGCCGGACCGGAACGCCGAGGTGATCACCTTGCGCTGTTCGGCGTCGTCGGTCGTGTACGGCAGCGGCTGACAGGCCTGCCCGGTGGCGACGATGGACACGGCGTCCGCGAACAGGTTCTTGCCGGAGCCGGCCTCCTTGCCGTCCACCACGGCGAGCGGCGCGAGCGGCACTAGTCCGCGGATGAACGGGGTGAGCAACAGCGCGAGCGCGCCGGCCCGCGACGCGTCGTCGGGGAAGGGGAAGCCCTCCAGCAAGTCATCGAAGATCAGGGACTTGGCCGCGGCCACGTCCTGCGCCGTGGGCTCGTCCGGCACCTTCACGTCCGCCAGATCGTCGGACAGCATCAGGTAGGTGCACGTGGCCTCGTCGTAGCCGGGCTCCTGCACGAGCGACCCGTCGGCGCGCAGGTACGGCACGCGGCTGATCCGCTCCAACCTCGCGAACTCGCCGGGCTCGGACATGACGGCGCCGAGTGTCCGGTCGTCCGGCCACGCGTCCACGTCCACCGCCTCCTCCCCCGCGCCGGACCGGGCGACGGTGCGCGCCGTCTCCGCGATCAGCCGGGCGAAGGCGTCCTTGTGCAGGGGGATCGTCGTGGCGCCGCGGCGCACTGTGGGGATGCCGCCGAAGTCGAAGAGCCTGGTGCCGCTCCACCGCTCCCTCAGGGCGTCGGTCAGCTCCCTGATGACGCGCAGCTTGTCGCCGTTGACGACCAGCGTCGGGCGCCCGTCGTCCTCCACCTCCTGCGCCCCCGCGCGCTTCTTCGCGGAGGCCTTCGGCTTCGTGTCCGCGGGCCGCGCGCCCTTCACCCCCGACGCCGCGGCCTTTTCGATCATGTTGGCGAGCATCGGGCCGCGCCGGTCGTGCGGCTGGCCACCCAGGACGTCGTCGAGGCCGGCCTTCTTGCCCGCCCCCATCCGCACGAACCGCACGCTGCGCGCGCCCTGGTCGGTCAGCGCCTCGGCCAGAGCGCAGCCGGCGTTGTAGACCTCCAGGTTGGTGGCGGCGTCGGCGTCGAGGATCACGATCACGTCGCGCCCCTCGGCCACCGCCAGGTGCGGGGTGGGTACGCCGTCCTGCGACCACATCCGGCAGCCGCCGATGCCGTAGACCGCGGTGCCCTCGGGAGCGTAGGACGCGGCAGCCAGGGTCTGCTTGGTTCCTTCGACGATGAGCATGCGCCCCGCGCCGTCCTGCGGGCGCGCCGCCCAGAGCTTCGCCGCGGCGTCCCTGCCCCACAGGTACTTGGCCGGCTTGCCGTGCGCGTCCTTGATCCTGCCGTCCGGGACGCGCAACTGGCGGCGCACCGCGCCGTCCGGCTCGGTCCAGGGGTACAGCAGGGCGGGAACCGCCTGGTCGCCGTGGTGGGCGAACTCCTCGGGCAGCTGGTCGGCTGTCATCACCGACCGCACGCCGTGCGCGGCGGCGACGTGGGGCAGGATGCCGTGCCCGGCGAGGTACACCGCGTGTGTCGGATCGATGGGCAGGCCGTCCCAGCCCGGTTCGATCTCGTCAGACACCGCGGTCACCTCGCCTCACACGGGCCCGGACGCTTGCACACCGGGCGGGGACGGTCTTGGATCTGAGGCGGCGCCCCCGCCTACTTGACCTAGGCGGGGGCGTCTCGTACTGCGGGTGGTGCCTACGCGAACGGGTCCTTCGGCGCGGTCAGGCTCGCGAGGTAGTCGCGGGCGACCTGCTTGTCCTCGTCGGTCGGCGTCTGCGGCACCCAGACCGGCTTGCCGTTCTCGTCCTTCTTGTTCGGGACGGTGACGATCCGGGCCAGCAGCATGTTGCGCTCCTGGCCGATCCGGCGGCTGAGCTCTCCGACGAAGATCTTCTGGAAGATCCGGACGCTGTCCTCGCGGACCGGGGCGCCCGGCCCGTCCAGCACGACGATGTCGGTGAGGACCGCGTCGCTCTTGCCGTACTTGGTCTCGACGTCCTTCAGGTGCTCCTGGGGCGTGAACAGCACCAGGCGGTCCTTGAAGTCGGCCAGCTTCGTTCCGCCCGACGGGGCGGCGAAGGGGTCGGTGACGGTCATCGGTTCTCCTGTTCCTTGTCCTGTGTTGTGTATCAATGTCTTACTACAGGCGGTTCACAACGATACCGCCCGGTTTCACACCAGCGCCAGTTCCGCCTGTCGCTGCTTGCCGAGCTGCTCGAGCTCGGAAGTCCACTCGCCCGCGGCCGTGGCCTTCTTCCACACCGCGGACAGGTCCGCCTTGCTGCGCGCCGCGCCGATCAGGTCCTTGTACGTCGGCTCCGCGACGGGCGCCGCAGGCTGCTCGGGGCTGGCGCCGCCGATGAACACCGACCCGGCCAGCGCCCTGCGCTTGCGCCAGGCACGCACCTGCTCGCACAAGGTCGCCGCCTCCCAGCCGGCCTCGATGTCGACGGCGTACAGCGTCGCCTTCGCCTGCCCCACCGGGAGGTGCACGACCAGGCCGATGCGCTGGTCGACCGGAGGCATCGGCTCCCAGCGCTGCTCGCCGCCGTTCCAGATGCCCTCCGCGTGGGCGTAGAGGGCGAGCTGGATCGCGATCTCGTTCCAGCCGTAACTCAGGTCCCTGCCGGTCTTCGTGTCGTCCACCACCCAGGTCCCCGCGGGCAGGTGGATCGGCTCACGGCCCGGCCGCTCCGCCGTCAGATCCTTGGCCAGGCACGCGATCCGGTCGAAGGTGCCGGCCACTTCGAACTGCGGAACGACGACGACGCGTTCGATGTGCTCGGGCAGGAAGGTGAGTCCCGCCTCCTGGACGAGCTGCTGGTAGGCGAGCACGTCCTGGTCCCAGGGCTGCGGGACGTCCGGTGTCTCGCCCCGGTCCACCGCCTCGGTGAAGGCGTGCAGCGCGGTGCCCAGGTTCGCCGCGCCCTTCGCGTTGGCTGCGGTCTTCGCGTCCTCCGCGATCTGGTTGAGCTTGTCCTTGTCGTCCAGCGGCGTGGCGGCCGTCAGGGCGAACAGGTCCGGGCGCAGCGCCAGGCCCTTGATCGCCATGCGTTCTCCCCACTTGCCCAGGGCGAAGGTGTCGCTGATCGACTTGGCGAAGGTGGTGGCGCGCGTGTAGGCGGTCTCCTTCCCCTTGGCGTCGGTCAGGGGCGGCAGAAGGTAGCGACCCCAGCGGTCCCTCTTCGGCTCGTACGGATCGGTCTTCTTCACCCCGTCGGCGGCGGTGAACGGGTCGTTCATCAAGGCGTGCTCTCCTTCAACTGGATCGACAGGTTCTGGTACAGCTCGGCTCGACCGTCACCACTGCATGCAGCCAGGGCGTCGAGGGCGTCGATGCACAACTGGGCGTGGTAGTTGGACAGGTGCACGCCGCGTCCGATCGCGCAGTCGTTACCACGCAACTGGTTCCAGCGACGACGCAGCGCCGTCTGCTCGTCCTGGGTGAATGCGGACCCGTTGACATGGGCCAGCACGCCCTCGGCGAGGATGCAGTCCAGATCGCGATCCGTGATCACGACACCGCCCGGTCGAGGATCTTGCTGGCGTGGTGGATCGAGATGGCGTTCGACAGCTCGTTCTTGCTGAGGTTCTTGACGTTGATGCCGAGCCGGACGGCGTGACCCACCTGCGCTTCGCTGGGCCGCGCCTTCTTCTTGCGCCAGGACGCGTCCCGGGAGGCGACCATCGGGTCTTCTTCCTCCGCGTACTGCTCGGCCCAGCTCATCGCGAGGTCGAGGGAGAGGCCGCCCATCAGCCACTCGCCACCACGGGCGGAGTAGACCCCGCACTTGCCGATCTTGAACGTGCCGTCGTCGCCGTCCGGCCACAGGAAGTAGGTGTGCTCGCGGGTGGGGATGAACCACACGCCCTTTGCCGTCTGCAGCCACGCCGCGTGGGAGGAGGTGAACAGGTCCAGTTCGCGCGCCGAGACGTCGAGCTGCAACCGGACCGACGCGTCGCGAGCGGCGCCTTCCGTCTCCTCTCGCTCCAGTGCCTCGAGCAGCAGCTCGCCCGGCTGCGGCCGGATGCCGGTCTCGGTCAGGTCGACGATGGAGCGCAGCGACTTGCCCTCGGACGCGCCCACGACGTCGAGCAGGAGCGCGTCCCTCTTGCCCGGGTGGGGGCGCAGCACGCGGCCGGCCATCTGGACGTAGAGCCCGTGCGACTGGGTGGGCCGGGCGAGCACCGCGCAGGAGAGCTGCGGCATGTCGAAACCCTCGGTGAGCACACCCACGGAGGAGAGCACCTGCGTGTCGCCGTGCCGGGTGCGCTTGTAGATGAGCTGGCGTTCCTCGGTCGGCGTCTCCCCCGTCACGGTCTCGGTGGGAATCCCGGCCGCGTTCAGCGCGTCGGCGAATGTCTGCGCCGCGGCGACGGTGGGGGCGAACAGGGCGCCCTGCCGGTCGGCCGCGTGCTCGCGGTACGCCTCGGCCACCACGGATCCGGCGTCCGCTTCGATGAGGGCGTCGCCGAGCGCGCCGTCCTGGTAGTCGCCCCGGGACTTCTTCACCTTCCCCAGGTCCAGGTCCGGGATGGCGACGGACGTGCCGCGCACGTCCACCAGGAAGCCCTCGCGGATGCCGAAGAGGATGTCGCGCTTGAACACGACGTCCTGCCACACGTCGCCCAGGCCCCGGTCGTCGGCGCGGTTCATGGTGGCGGTCACGCCCAGCGCGAGGACGTCGCGGAAGCAGCCGTAGTGCTCCAGGATCTCCATGTAGGTGCGGGCCGCAGCGTGATGCGCCTCGTCGACGATCACCAGGCCGACATCGCGCAACTGCTCGCGTCGGGAGAGCCGGGCGAGGGTCTGCACGGAGCCGACGACGACCTGCGCGTCCACCTCGTTCTCGGCCGCCTTCACCACGCCGACGCGAAGGGAGCGGTCGAAGGCGCGGATCTTGTCCACGGCCTGGCGCGCCAACTCGTCGCGGTGCACGAGGACCAGAGGCTTACGGCCCGCGGTCGCCGCCCGGTGGCAAAGTGCCGCGATGACCGCCGTCTTGCCCAAACCGGTAGCCATGACCACGGCGGGGCGCAGTATGCCGTCCGACCACGCCTTCTCGACAGCGGCACAGGCGGCGTCCTGATAGTTCCTCAGGCGCAGGGATTCCATCACGTGTCCTTTGTCAGTTGTCTTAGAGCGGCCACAGCGGGAGTCGAACCCGCTTTACGACGTCCAAAGAGATCGGTCGAAAACGCCTGTGTCGCACTCCCAGCGCCAGGAGTGTCCGGACCATGGCCTCCAACGGAAAGGTCAGCATTTTCCGCTGTGGACAAGGATACCGAGCCAGGTGACTATCTGTCAATACAGAAGGTTGATGACCTTGCACCGGTTGCAGTCCGGCAGGCAGTGCAGTTCGTCGTCCAGTTGGTGGGGAAGGGCGCGGTCGAGTGCGCGGACGTCGCCGCGACTGAGCACCTTGTAGCCGGCCGACTCCAGGAACCGTCACCGCCAGGTTGATCGACACCTGGCCCGGCGTCTGCGGCTCGGCGAACGGCTTCGTCATCAGTGCACCGCGGCGAGGACCGACACGGCCAGGCACAGGAACGTGGCCCAGGCCAACTGTCCGAACGTGCCGCGGCGCGCGGGTCGGCCCCGGCGGCGCAACGGCGTCACGGCCTCCTCCCGCACCGGCTCGAGGAGTTGGGTGGACGGGCCGCCGTCGGTCATCGATGCGCTAGAGCGCTGGGGCAGGCGGCTGGTAGGCAGTGGCTCGAGCATCTGGGTCACGGCCTCGTCGTCCAACGGGTGCGGGCGCACCAGCAGCCGACTGGCGGGCGCCTTACCGTCGCCCCGTGGCGGGATCGCCGGCCGCACGGTGGTGGGGCGCACGGCCATGCCGTCGAAGGTGCCCTGCTCGCCGTCGCGGATCCGCGCCTCCTGGTCGAACGGGTGCCCCAGCGCGGCGTGTACGTCAGGAGTGTGCGGAACGCCTCGCGGGACTCCGGTGACGTCGGCGAAGCGCTCCTCCTGCGCCTCGATCAGCTCGCCGTGGTCCCTGTACTTCCCCGGCATGGCCGGCGGTTCCATGACCTCGTCGCCCTGCTCGCCCGTGTGCCGGTAGAACAGCCAGCGGCCCTCGTTGAACTCGGCGATCGGGTGGCGCTTGGGTTCACGGCGCGTGGACCAGCGCAGGATCCGCAGTGTGCCGTGGCTGTTGACCGCGTAGGCGTCCTCGAAGATCTGGGGGACGGACGGGTCCACGAAGACGTGGACGTCATGGCGCTTCTCGAGCTCCATATCAATACCTTTTCTCACAATGGCTCTCACGAAGCAGAAGAGCCGCGACGGACATCACCGCACATCCCTGGAAATGAGCGGTACTTGAAAGTGACACAAACACGACATGGAACACTTGCGCTTGGCAGACTGGTAACCTTCAACCGGGCAGTCTCGGTTTTCCACTCCGGCCTTCGGGGAGAGAAACCCCAGGTCCGGCCTCCGTTCAGTTGTCAATCGCTCGGGCGAGAGGCCGAATTGTGGATCTTCCCCTCACGATCTCTCACAAAGAGTTATCGATCTTGGTTATCTCTCACGGCTTCCCACCCCCGCATCACGCCTCCCGGATCTTCGCGGCGTGGCAGGTCCGGCACACCGGGACCGGCTTGCCGAACAGCGTCTTACTCGGCACCTCGCGCACGACGCCGTCCGCGCGCCAGCCCTCGCACAGGTGAGGCTCGTAGACCGGGCAGAGGCAACAACATGCGGCGTCGGCCGGGATCCTCGTCAGCGCCAGTTGGGCGGTGACCGCAGCCATGCGCTTCAGCGCACCGGCCGCCGCGTCCACGCTCTCCCGGAACGCCTCCGGGTCGAAGGGCTTGTCAGTCGTCACCGCGCTGCATCTCCCTGAACGCCTCCACCAGCTCCTCCACCGCGCTGATCGTGGCGGAGAGAGCGGCGGCCAGCAACCCTTCCTCGTGGCCCGCGCACCGGCCGTTCAACTGGTGCCACCCGTCCAGCTCCGCCAGGCTGTCCTTCGCCTTTTCCAACTGCTCGGTCGGCATCATCGTGTCGTAGTGCGCCACCAGTCTCCTCCCTCCTGACACGCGCCAGCGCGTCCCGGCCCGCGGCCAGGTCCTCGGGCCGCGCGTGCACGTAGTTGTCGTAGGTGAAACTCGCCTTCGTGTGCCCCATCCACGCCGCGATCACATGGCCCTGCACACCGGCCCGGGCCATCCGGGAGCCGGCCGCGTGGCGCATCGCCTCGTACGGCGTCACCTTGCGCACCCCGGCCTGGTCCATCAGCCGGTACATGTAGCGGCGCAGCCGCTGCGTGTCGAACGGGGCGCCCAGTTGATCGGCCAGCACGTAGCCGCCCTGCGGGTCCAGGAACCAGGCGTCGCCCGCGTTCTCCCGCTCCGCCTCCTGGACGCGTCGCCACTCGCGCAGCGCGTCGGTGAGTGCTTCGTCCAGGGGGAGGATGCGGATTCCGGCCGGGGTCTTCGCCTCCTTCTCCACCGGCTTGCCCTTCACCATGGTGCGCACGATCATCCCCACCGCCACATTGCGGGCGATCAGGTGCACGTGCGGCCAGCGCAGCCCGCACAACTCCTCCGGGCGAAGGGCGCGGGCGAACAGCTCCACCAGCGCGGCCAGCCGGTCCTGCGCGGCGCACGCGAAGAAGCGCTCCTCCTCGGCGTCGCTCCACAGGTCGTGCACCGGCTTGCTCCGCTTCGGCCGCTGCACGAGCCGGACCGGGTTGTAACCGATGCGCCGCTCGGCCACTGCCACATCCAGGGCCGTCTGTAGCTGCGCCAGCGTCTTGGAGATCGACGTGGGCCCGTGTCCGCGCCCGTACTTCTTCGACACGCTGCGGGCGCGTCCCTGCGTCTCCATCCACACGACCAGCTTGTCGAACTCGGCCTTGTCCAGTTCCTGCAGCGGGCGCGTGCCCATGAACCGGCGCACCGGGGCGAGGAGGTTCCGGTAGGTGTTGAGAGTCGCCGCTTCCTTCCCCCGCAGTCCCGCCTCCCAGGCGTCCAGCTCCTCGTTGAGCGTCCGCTTGGAGGGAAGGACGATCATGCCGGTGTTGATCTCGTGCCGGATGCGGGCGAGCTCGGCGCGCGCCTCCTTCAGCGTGTCCCAGGTGGAGGTGTCCTGGTTGCGCTTGCCCGGCTGCGCCGGGTCCGGGGGCAGGTCGACGACGAGCCGGTACCGGACGGTCTTGCCGTCCGCCAGCTTGATCCTGCGGATCGGCTCCTTGCCCGCCTTCGCCACCACGGCCTCCTTCCGCCGTCAACCTTGACAGATAGTCACGCCGCTGTCCACACTCGAGCGAACACCCTGTGGACAAGGACCCCGCATGAAACCCACCCTGGACGAGATCCGCGCCTGGCCTGCCACCGTCGGCGTGAGACAGGCCGCGGCGGCGTTCGGCATCAGCGCCAGCCACGCCTACGCCCTGATCCGGGCCGGTCAGTTCCCGGCCCGGACGCTCCCGCTCGGCGACCGGGTGAGGGTGGTCACCTCGTCGATCGTCGAGGCGCTCGGCGGCTAGAGCACCAAAACCCCGTCGCCCACGATCTCCCAGCCGTCGGCGTTGTGCTTCTCGGACAGTTCGTCCGCGCGGTCCTCGGCCAGTTCGAAGGAGTCGGCGCGGATCGTGAGGTCCTTGTGTATGCCCCGGTCGATGCCCAGTCCGGGGCACTCGTCCCAGAACAGACGCACGGTGAACTTGTACATGGGATCCGACCTCCCGAATTCTTGACTGATAGTCACATCATCTCCCATGCGTGACTATCTGTCAACCTCCGGGCCGAGGTCGGAGGTTGTCGTTCGCATCCGCCTCGAGCTCGTCGAACGAACTCGGCAGCACACGGACGGTGCCGATCACGATCCCCGTCATCCGGTCACGCAGCGGGTAGGAGAAGCCCTCGACCAGATCGCCCTGCAGTCCCGACTTCTCGTCGAGGGACCGCTCCAGGAAGCGCGTCTCCGCCTCCGACCGGGTGGCGTAGTACGTCTTCCCGTCCCCGACGACGCGGTAGAGTTCAGGCACGGCGCACCGGATACACGGCGTAAGCCCAGCCGAAACCACGGTCCGCGGTCACCCGGTTCGGGTCGTTCACGTCGATCGGGCAGGAAGCGCCGACCGACGTCTCCGGCTCCCCCACCTCCCAGAACCGGCGCGCCGGATGCCACTCCACCTCGCGCAGCGCGTGCTCCAGCTCCTCCTGCGTCGCGCCCCACGCGAGCACCCGCACACCGGTGCGCTCCGAGTTGAGGGTATCCATGCACGTCCCCTACGCTTGTCACTGGGCAATCTAGTTTGAGATTAGGGGAAACTAGTTTCCTCTGGCAAGGGGATGGCTATGCCGCGTCAGGCCAAGTTTCCTGGGATTGCGGACAAATACCGCGAGCTGATCCTGGAGGGAAGACTCAAGCCCAACACCCAGCTGCCCACCGTCGAAGAACTCGCCGGGCGGGAAGGTGTGGCCTCCGCGACCGCCGCGAAGGTCTACGCCGCGCTGCAGGTGGAGGGACTGGTGCGGATCTCGCACCGCGGCGTCTTCGTCAGCGACGAACACGGCGTCACCCTCGTGGGCCTGGACCGGCTCTCGCGCATCCGGCGCGGACTGCCCTACCTGGTGGAGGGCGAGAGCGCGTACGTCAACTCGGCCGAGGTGGTCACCCCGCCCGCGTACGTGGCGGACCTGTTCGACCTGGACCCGTCGCTCGCCCGGGTGCTGCGCCGCGAATACGTGATCGGGCGCAGCACGCACAGGCTCATGCTCGTCGTCGACTGGATGCCGGCGGAGGCCGCCGTGCTCGCCCCGAGCCTGCTCAAGACCAACCCGAGCGGCGTCAACCAGGCCGTGGCGCTGTACCTGAAGGTCTCCGGCCGGGTCATCACCTCCGCCCGCGACGACATGCACGCGCGCCGGGCTAGCGGCCGGGAGGCGGCGCAGCTGCTCGTGGCCACCGGCTCCCCGGTGCTCGGCCACGTGTCACGGTGGTGGGACGACGACGGCGTCATCGTCTACTCGGAGGCGGTGCTGCCCGAGCGCGAGGTGATCGGCTACCAGACGATGCCGCCGGACCAGCTCGAGCTGGTGGACTAGCGCCTGCGGGCGCGGGAGATCGCCAGGGGGATCCAGACGAACAGTCCCCACGCTCCTCCCGTCCAGAACGTCAGCCAGAAGTGCAGGCGGTTGTTGAGCCCGCGGCGGCGGACATACACCGGGCCTGCCTGCTGGACCACGTTGACGACGACCTGGGGCGGAGGATAGCCGTACGGAGGCTCCTGGTATGGGCCTCGATACGGCTGGGGCGGACGGCCAGGCACGGAGTCTTCAGGCTGGTAGGACACGGCGAAACCCCCACGGGACGGTTGACCGCAGCGTACCGCTCCGCAGGGGTCTGCGTCGGAGGTTTCCTCTTTCAGCCCCAGTACGAGACCAGCCACCAGCCCGGCTGGTTGTCGCCGTCCGGCGCCCCGATGCCCTGCGAGGAGAGGAACGCGGCCAGCTTCTCCCTCCACGCCGGATCGACGTCCAGGCTCGTCACCGGTTCGCGGTCGCCGCGGTGCGCGGTCTTCTCCGACCCGACGGCGTACAGGTAGGGGATCGGGTAGTCGCCTGAGCAGTGCGTGTCCCAGTCGACGCCCAGCTCCTGCTTGACCTGCTTCGCCGCGTCGTACCAGGCCGAGACCTCCTCGCGGCCCTCGCCGTCCGCCCACCGACGGTACGCCTGGTAGTCGCCGTTGTAATGCTCGTCCCACGGATCGGTGCGTCCGCGCGACTTCAGGATCGCCTTCACCACCAGATCCATGTCGGTGTCGAACTCCTGCTGGTCCTCCCAGCAGTAGCCGTAGAACAGCACGCCGTTGGTGCTCTGGCCCATGTGTCAGTCCTCACTGGCGGCGGCGCGCACGCGCTCGTCGCGGTCGGGGGCGAACAGGTCGAAGATGTTCACCCCGAAGTGGAAGGTGTAGTGGGTGAGATCCGGGTACAGCCGGATCCACGGACGCTTCGCGCGCAGGCCCCGCAGGGACCGCTCCCAGCTCTCCGCCTCCGGCAGGTCGTCCCAGAGATCGCTGACGTGCTCGTCCCAGTAACTCCGCCGCACGTCGTCGGAATATTCCGCAGCGTCCCACTCGGCGCGGCCCTGCTCACTGCGCGCCCACTCAGGCATCCAGTCCTCGGGCATCTGCGGCGCCGCCCAGTCGGCGACACTGCGACTCGGGAAGGAGTCCGCGACCGTGTACCAGGCGACCACCGGCTCGTCGTCGCGGCACCGCAGGAACTCCTGCACCGCCGGCCAACCCAGGTCGTAGCCGTTGAGGGCGCGGCGGTAGATGCCGGTGCGCAGTCCCTCCTCGATCACCCCGGCCATCCAGGCGCGGTCCGGTCCCTCGACGAACGGGAAGCGGTCCGCCCAGTGCGCGAGCTTTGCGGCGAGGCGCACCGGGTCGCTGCCGAAGGCCAGCGCGGTGTTCAGCTCACAGTTGCCGGTGCGCAGCTCCACGCCCGCGATCACCATCCGGAAGTTGCCCACCTTCAGCGACGTGCGCAGCGAGTCGAGGAAGTCGCGCCACAGGTGGGAGCCGCCGGGCGCCTTCGCCTTCTCGAACGCGTCGAACAGGTGGCCGTTGTCGCGGTCCCGCTGCAGCAGGGCCATGATCTCCTCGGCCCGGTTCCAGCCGCCCACGTCCCAGGCCACCTCGCCGGGCATGCCGGCGATCCTGAGCAGGTGGTGGTACTCGGCGCCGGCCAGCTCCACGCTGCCGGACGGGGAGGTGAAGACGAGTTTGCTCATCGCGGCTGCCCGTCCGATCCGCGCCAATCGTCCCAACCCCTGCGGTGCACGGCCGGTTCGTGATTCTCGGCCAGCAGGCATCGGTCGCCGAACCGGGAGACTGACGGGCACTGCGACACGCTCGGGTTCTGCCAGGTGCCCGGGTCGGTGAACGCGTAGGCGGTCTTCCACCTGGCTCCGCACGGCTTGCAGACGAACTTGTCGTCCTCGAGCTCGACGGTCCGCCCGCACACCGAGCAGTTCGGCATCGCCATCTCCAGCTCGGGAGGATCCTCGCGTTCCTCCATCAGCTCCTCTTCCTGTTGATCAGGCGCTCGTCTTCGAGCAGGTGCGCGCGCAGCGACGCGCCCAGCTCCTCCAGCGCCAGGCGCAGACGGGCGGCGTCCGCCTCGGCCGCCGCCACCCGGGTGAGAAGGTCGGAGGCGTCCACGCCGCGGGTGACCCGCGAGCCGGCCAGTGCGAGGCGCACCTCCTCCAGGTTGTAACGGCGGTGCCCGGACGGCGTCACGTCACAGGGGATCTTGCCGGTCTTCGCGTAGCGGCTCACGGTGGCCACGTCGATTTTCAGCATCCGGGCCACCTCGCCCGGCCGAGCGGTGCGCGCGGGCGCGATGTCCTCCATCACGCCTCCCAGCTGATGTCGATGTTCGCCTTCGCGATCAGGTCGTCGATCTCGCGCAGCGCTTGGTCCCGGTCCTGTTCGCTGAGGTTCTTCAGCGACTCCTCGTCCTCGCTCATCTCGGAGATGGACAGGAACTCCACGTCGCGGGCGTGGTCGAGCATGATCTCCGCGGCGATGCGCCGCAGCTCCTCCTGGGACGGGTACGCGCTCATGGTCGCCCGCCCAGCAGCAGGTACGCGCGCATGATCGTGCCCGCGCCCTGGTCCTGGACGTGCAGGTCGAGCCAGTTGCGTAGCAACCTAACGGCCTCGGCCCGGTCGTCGGCCTCCATCCTCAACTGGGTGAGGTAGACCGTCAGGTCGACGGCTTCCTCCCAGGCGTCCTGCAACGCGTCGCGGCCGTTGTGCGTCATCAAGGGCTGGCCGTAGCGCTCGACCCCCAGGTTCCTGCGCTCGCGGATCGCCTCGATCAGCCGGTCCTGGACGCACTCCCGGCCACCGCTCGGCAGCGGCTGGTCGCCCGGTCTCTGCTTGTGGGAAGAGGAATCCTCCGTCACGACGCCACCTTTTCCCAGCCCGAGCCCTCACGCTCCGTCGCGTCGACCCAATACGGTGAGTCGTGCGTCAGGGCGGTCGCGGCGGCCAGGGCCAGTGTCGCGTGCACCTGTGCCGCACGAAGGTGATAGGACTCCTGATCACTGCCGTATTTCTCGCTCTTGGCCAACTTCAGGAACTCTTCGGCTTCCTTGTAGTGCTCCGGTCCGGTCGCCATCAGGCCTCTTTCTTTCTCAGTTGTTCGGCGAAGGCCTCGACGCGCAGCGTCAGCAGGACCACCGACTTGGTCAGTTCGTGCACGTCCGCCAGCAACGTGTCTGGGTCGAGTGACGGGCCCGGCGTCGCGGCCAGGGCGGTGCGCGCCTCCGCCAGGTTGAACCGGAAGTGGCCGCCGGGTGTCGTGTCGTGCGGCAGCCGGCCCAGGCGCACGTAGCGGCTGATCGTCGCGGAACTCAGATGCAGGATGTCGCCGAGCTGGCCGGAGGTCAGCGTCCGGGAAGGCGGAGTGCTCACGCCGCCTCCCTCCGCACACCTCTCGGCCTGGCCTTCGGGTCGTCGATCGTCTCGTCGTCCCATGCCTGGGGCGGAGCCCAGCCCCGCGACGCGGCGAGGTTGCGGGCCCTGGTCGCCGCCTGCGCCGTCATGCCGTACTCCAGCGGGTCCTTGTTCCACAGCTCCTCGTAGACTTCGCGGGCCCGGCGGTCCGTGAGGACCGTGACCCGGTCGGTGGGGCGCAGGAAGTTGGCCAGGGTGCGGCCGAACCGCCGGGCGAGGAAGGCGTGCGAGAAACCGACCGCCACCAGGGCTCTGGTCCTGCGGTGGAAGCCGGTCGCGTCCACCAGCTGGTGGTCGGCGAGCGCGGCGGACTCCGGCTCCAGGGCGAGCAGCGCCGCCGCGGTGCGCAGCCGGACCCTGGCCGAAGGCTCCCGGCCCGGCTTACCGTACAGGAGCGTGTTCAGCACCGAGGGCGACACCCCGGCCAGTCTCGCGATCCGGCGCCGGCCCAGTCCCGCCGCCCTCAGGCTGCGCACGTGTGCCCGCACGGGCTCGGCGTCGGTGAACGGCTTCCACTGCCCGTACGCGATCAGGCGGTTGCGGCGGTCGTCGTAGTCGGACCGCGCCGCGGCGCACGGGTAGCAGCGGCAACCGTGGATCCGGTATCCGGCGTAGGTACCGTGTCGGAAGGTGGAGGATTCCCCCTCCCCCGAAGTCGGAACCGGCTCTCGGTTCTGCGTCATCGCAGGCCACCCGTCAGTTTCGCCAGCGGGCGGCGCAACAGGAACGCGGTCAGTACGAGCAGGCCGGCGGCGGATGTGGCGACCGCGACCAGCAGGGCGCGCTCTTCCGGGTCCGGCCGGTCCAGAACCGGCGTCCTCATCGCGCGTCCCAGGCGGCCCACACCGCGTGGTGGCCGGTGGGGGTGTTCCACTCGCCGGTGCGGTCCGACAGCTCGTCGACCAGGTTCAGGCCCCAGCCCCGCTGGTCGTCCGGACGCTCCGGGTCCAGCACCTCGAACGGGTTGGGGCCCGGGTCGACGACGATGACGCGCGCCCCGTACCGGTCCTGCTGCGCGATCACGCGCACGTCGCCGGGCAGGGCGTACTGGATGGCGTTGGTCGTCAGCTCCGAGAGCACCAACGCGGCGTTGTCCGCGATCTCGGCCGGGAAGCGGGAGGACACGGTCCGGCGCGCGTCGGACAGTGTGGTCGGCTCGCCGTTGAGCAGAAGCGTCACTGAACTGCACCTTCCTCGAAACGAGAACCGGTTCCGGCCGGGGCGGAGGATGAGGGATCGCTTCCGCCCAGTGCCTCTTCCAGGAGTTCGGCAACGCGCTTGTGGGCTTCGAGCCAGCCGCCCATGAACTCGACGTCGTCCTTGTCCGACGTCGGAGCCTTCCTCAGCTCGGCGAGGACGTCCTCCACCCGGCGCAGCGCGAGCAGCGGATCCGGGCACGGGATCTGCGCGCCCTCGGGGAGGGAGAAGCCGAACGCCGCGTCCACCAGGTCGATCGCGTGCTGGACGCCGACCGCGGTCTGGCCGTTGGCGATCTGCTCGGAGCGCTCCAGCTCCTGCTTCGTCTGGCGCAGCCGGAGGATCAGGATCTCCGCCCGTTCGCGGTGGCTGACCAGCGGCCACCAGCCGATCGGGCGCTGCTCTCGCGGCAGCTGGTCGATTGACATGGCCAGGTTCCGGGCGGCGCACGCCACCAGGTCCCGTGCGGGTTGCAACGCGTAGATCGTCTCGTCGCCGAGCCGGGCGAGCTGGAGGCGGGCGACAGCGCGCAGAAGGTCGGCCTCGCTCCGGCTGACGGAGGTGGACTCGTCCATCAGATGTCACCTGCGGTTTCTTCGAAACTTAAGGTGGTTCCGGCACTGGGGGAGGAAAAGGAACCGCCGTCCTCCCCGTGGTCGGCGGTGTCGCGCTCATATTGCTCGAGCAGCCTGCGCAGTTCGGCGTCGCGATCCGCGTCCAACGCCTTGATCTGGTCCATGACCCGCGTCGTGTAACGGTCCAGGTCCGCCTTGCGGCCGGAGATCTGTGCCGCATACCTGTCGTTGACCGCCTTGCGGTCGGCGAGCAGGCGCCGGAAGCGGTCCACTTGCCACACGTCCTCGGGCTCGAGCGGGCCGTCGGCCAGGACGCAGGTCGCGCCCGCCAGCGGGGAGGAAGAGGGATTCACCGTCTCGCGGACGGCCTGACGCACCGCGGGATCGTTCCAGGCGCCGTCCATCAGTCCGCGTCCGGGTCGCCGATGAACGACAGAACCGTCAGGGCGTTCTGGCCCTCGTCGGTCAGCTGCAGGCACAGTGCGCCGTCGGTGGCGCGGACCGCCTCCAGCTGACCGGCCTGCAGCAGGTCGATGACGGCCAGGTCGAAGGCCGGGTCGTTGACGCCGCCCTCCGCGTGGTCGCCGGTGACGATTGCGTGCACGGCCTCGTCGACGGGCATCGGGGACACGACACACCTCCATGGGCGTGAAATCAGGTTTGTGTCCCCAGTATCGGGCTTACGTGACTATCCGTCAAGACATATTGTCACATGATTCAAGATTCAACTACTTTAGTTCACGATTCAACCACTTCGGGCGCCCCTTACAGATCCTGAGCGTGGCTAACGGTTTATACCGGCCAGTAATACAACCAAGGTCCGGTTCCGGCAACTGAGAGCCGGTTTGGGATGAGGAAGAGGTTTCCTCAGCAGCTCCACTGTCAGTCAGCAGAATTTTTTATACGTCTACGTGTGTTGACCCTTTAGGGTGAACGTGCACGTTTAATGCGTTTTTGGTGGCTGGCGGAGCAGTGGCGGGCGCAACATCTTCCCCCACCCAAACCCTGTGCCGAATCACCGGAACCGGCTCTCGGTTCCGGTCGCCGGTCAAACCGAGAGCCGGTTCCGGCTTTCAGGCAATTAGGACATACGTGGACGTAGACGTGTAAGCTGAACCTATGCCTAGTAAGACCTTCTATGTGAAGCCCGTCCACGCCCAGCTCTTCGAAGAGGCCGAGGAGTACGGGCGCCGCACCGGCCGCTCCCTGTCCGACCTGATCGCCGAAGGCCTGCGCCTCGCCCTCGTCGAGCACGGCGTGCACGGTCCTGCGAAACCTGTGCCTAGCTACGTCCCCGCACCGCCGCGCGCTCCCGTCCCCAACCCGTTCGCCGCTACGGAGTGACCGCGTGGACGTCCCTCCTCCCGAACTCCATCGCCAGGACGTCCTGGAAACTGTGGCCGGCCTGAGCGGTTACTACTCCGGTACCGATCTCTACGCGCGATACCGCACCCGCTGCGAGGTCAACGGTCGGCAGCCAGGAACTCACCAGCGCTTTTACCGGGAACTCGGTCGCCTCGGTTACTGCAAGCACGTGGTGTTCAACATCTCCTGCTATGTCATTGATTCGTCTGCCGAGCGGCACCCGGGTTCGATCGATCCGGTTCGTGCGATGACGGAGACGATGGCCGCGGCCAGGGAGCGGCGTAGGACGACCGCGCCCCGGCGCAAAGTGCCGAAGCCGGAGACGAAGCGAAGGTTCCGCGTCCCCTACTCGGACTGACGCACCGTCGACCCGCGGCGGTGTCCGTGTCTACACTGCTTGACATGGACACCGCCCAGTCCCGGATGTATGACGCCGACCAGGGCAGCATGAACTCCGGCTCCTGGTACACACCGCCGAACGACACCCCGGCCGACCAGCCGTTGCCCGTCGGCTCCCAGGTGACGCACGCCAAGTCGGGCGAGAGCGGCACCGTCACCGGATACCTGGACCACCCGCACTCCGGCGAGCGCCTGCCCACCGTGCGGTGGGAGGGACAGCCGGCCCTCGGCGCCGCGCCCGACCAGGGCTACTCCCTCACCTCGCTGACCGGGCCGACCGGAAACAACGGATGACGACCGAGCAGCAGGAGGCGGCCGAGAACCTCCGGCGCGTTGTCGGCGAGTATCTCGAGGTGCACAGCCTGGGCCGCGGCGTCCTGACCGACATCGGCGTGGTCTGCGCCCAGCAGTACTTCGACAAGGGAACGCCGCACACCACCGTCGTCTCGCTGTATCCCGACGCTCCTCCCCACTACCGGCGCCTCGGCTTGCTCGAGTACGAGTGCACGCGGCTGCGCGCGGTCATCCGCGGCGCCGACGAGTTGACGGAGGATGAGGAGTGAACGAGGTCCGGCTCGTCGACCACTTCGCTCTGCGCAAGGAGGAGCTGGACAACCTCCGCGAGATCTGCGCGCCCGCCCTCGAGTACGGCGCCTCCCTCGCCCAGATCACCGGCTACCCGGTCCTCGTCGACCAGGAGGTTCCGGCCGGGATGCTCCGCGTGGTCGGTTCCGGCAGCCACGCCGACTACCCGCTGAACTGGATGACGCTGGACGCGTTACTGCGCCCGTGGAACCAGGGCGCGAAATCGTGAGGCGTGCCTGGACCGGGCCCGCGGTGTTCGGCGCCTTCGACGGAGCGGTCACGGTGCTCGGCGGGATGTTCACGCTGCTGCACTCTCCCAGGACGCTGGTGGAGACCGCCGCCGGCCTTGCGATCGCCGGCTTTTTCTCCATGGCCGCCGGGCAGTGGCTGGGGGATTCGGAGCACGGCCTGGGCGCGTCGCTCGCCATCGGTGCAGGGACCGCGGCCGGCACCTTCCTTCCCGCCGTCCCGTACCTGTTCGCGCATGGAGGATTCGCCTTCTTCCTGTCCCTCTTGCTGTACCTGGCCCTGGGTGGCGGCATCAGCGCCGCCCGCTCTCGCGACCGCGGCGCGGTGCGCGCCTCGCTGGAGACCGTGGGCCTGCTCGTCGTGTCGGGCGTGGCCGTGTGGTTGTGCTCCCTCGTCTTCGGAAGCAGTGGATGAACATGGAAACCTCCCTCAAGCCGTCAGTGGGACGGATTGTGCACTACCAGTCGCACGGCTCGGCGGACGGCACGTACCCGTCGGTGTGCCGGGCCGCGATCGTGACCGAGGTGCCCGAGACCTGGGACGCCCAGAGCGAGCGGGACATGCCGGTCGGCCTGTGCGTGCTCAACCCGACCGGGATCTTCCTGAACACAGGGATCCTCCACCACGTGCCGACCGAGGTGCAGGGCGATCCGGACTGCCCAGCCAAGGCGTCGCATGGTGATCCGTTCCGCTACTGCCAGTGCGGCTGGATCGAGGCGTCGCCGAAGGGCGGCACGTGGCACTGGCCCGAGCGCGTCTGACCATGCGACTCGCGAAGGAGATCCGCGTCGACCGGGACGAGCGCGGCGCGCCACAAATCACGATCGACGGCGAGACACTGCCGTGGTTCACCGCAGGGATCGTGACACCGGCGCCGAGCCTGGACGAGGTGCCCACGGTGACGATCACGATTCCGGCCGAGAAGGTCGTGGTCGAGAACCGGGCCACGCCGTCGGCCTCGTATCTGCGAAGGGTGTCGGGAGCCGCGTACCGGTGCGGCCACCCGGCCTGTCTCGGTGTTCACATCACGGACAACGAGCAGTGTTGCTGACCAATTAGAACACTAGTTCTATCCTGGCGGATGTGACCGGGAAACCTCCGCCCCTGACCAGGATCGCGCGCGGCGAGGCCGAGCGCTTTCCCAAGGAGCGGATCCGCAGCGTGGACCGGCCCGCGGTCTACTGGGACGGCGAGGCCTTCGTCCCTGCCCGGATCACCGGCTGGATCCGCTACTACGGCGAGCTGTTCGTGCGCCTGCGCACTCGCAGGGACGTGTGGCGCGACCGCGAGGACTGGTACGTCTGGGCGCCCGGCCACCTCATCGTCGTACGCCCCGATCCCATGGACCGCAAGGACTGGCTGCCGCCCCGGCCGTTCACAGGTTGACGAAAAGTCAACACCTTGAGGACAATGGCCATGCCATGGAATACCGCTGGGGCGAACTGTTCGACGGCCGGCCGCACGTCTACCGAGCCGGCCGCGACTTCGACATGCCGCCGGCCGACTTCGCCCGCCTGGTGGAGCAGAAGGCGGAGGAGAACGGCCTGGGTGTCGCCGTGCGCATCGACGGGCAGTTCGTCGCCATCCACGCGCTGCCGATCGCGGAGCGCAACCTCGCCCCCAGCGAGGCGATGGAGGCCCGCATCGACGAGGCGATGGCGTTGCGCGCCCAGGGCTGGACGTATCGGGCGATCGGCGAGCACTTCGGCGTGGACATCCAGGTAGCCCGGCGCCTGATTCTGCGCGAGCAGGGACGGCGGGAGCGATGACCACCACCGACATCCAGCCCGCGTTCACCGTCGAGGGCGCCGACGACATCCGGGCCCGGCAGCGGCGGGCGATGGAACTGCGCGCCCGCGCCTGGAGCCCACGCGAAATCGCGCAGGAGCTCGGGGTCACCACGCATGTGGTGTCCGCCTGGATTGCCGCGGCGGTGCGCGAGCACATCCCCACCGAGGTGCGCGAGCAGGTGCGCGCCCTGCAGCTGGACCGCTACGAGGTCCTGCTCAAGGCCTACTTCGAGATCCTCGCCACGTGCACCACCGTGGAGCAGCTGGAGAAGATCGGCCGGCTGTGCGTGCAGACGATGACCCGCATCGACGTCCTGGCCGGCACCGAGCGGCCGAAGGAGGTGCGCCTGGACGGCCAGATCGTGCCCATCGGCCAGCTGGACTTGGAGCTCGCGGAGATGATCCGGGAGGCGAAGGCGCGCGCCGCCGCCGAGGAGGCCGAGATCCGGGACGAGGACGACGAAGACGAGGACGTGTTCGATGGCTGACACCGCGTACTGGTTCCAGCAGCTGGTCGCCGAGCGCGACGCCGAGTCGCCGGTCTACCGCCGCGGCCTGATCGCGTTCCTGGAGAACTTCGCCGCGGCCAATGGCAACGAACTGACCGACGCCGAGGTGGTGCGCTGGGACCACGACCCGGACCTGAACAAGCTGGTGCCGGCCGGGTTCGTCCTGTTGCGCGTGCAGGGCTGGGTGAGGGAGTTCGACGTGGACCTGGCGGACGACGATGCCGCGCCCGTGACGGAGGGACTGGGATGACCATGCAACCGGTCGGCCGGGCGATGGCCACCACCGCGCCCGCCGCCCACACGGTGGAGCTGGTGCGGGCCGAGGACGGCGCGCTCGAGCTGCGGCACGTGGAGTGCCGCGGGTCGTGGGTGGTCCCGATCGACGTGCTGGCCGGCCCGGTGACGATGCTCGACGTCATCCACACCGTGATCGACCACAAGTGCGGCGAGTCCCAGGCCGCCGCACTTCCCCGAGCGGCCTGACGTGGCCGAGCCGAGGCGTGTGCGCCGCATCGCAGTCCCTTGTGAAGCTGTGCAGTGGGACGGCCGGAACATCGCCGAGCTCGAGCTGTTCGCGGGCGAGAAGTTCACCCATGCCACCGACGTGGATCTGGGCGACGACGGCGCCGCGATCCTGGGCGGCCGGTACCACTCCTGGGTGCCGCTCTATCCTGGGGACTGGGTCCTCAAGGCGTCGGACGGTTCGCTGTCCAAGGTCGACGACGAGGAGCTCCAGTCTGGATTCGAGGCGGCTCCGTGAGCTTCGACAACCAGACACCCAGGCCCAACGGCTGGCCCATGGACACCGGCGCGCCCGACGGCACCGGCAGCGCGCGCAACTACGTGAACCAGCCCAGCTCGCTGCGCTTCGACGTGCACCAGACCAACTCCCCCGGCCAGTTCCACGTTCGGTTGGGGGACAACACGGTGGGCTACGTCAACGAGTACCCGGACCCGCAACATGGCCGGCTGTACTCCGCCACCTTCCATCCGAAGGTGCTCGCGATGGCGACGCACCTGTCCCCTACCCGCAAGGGCTTCGTGTCGAAGGTCGACGCGGCCAACCACATCGCGGACAACTGCCGGGACATCGCCCAGATCGAGAACATCGGCGGTTGGAGGGCGTAGTGACAGACATCTACTACGACTGCGAGTTCGTCGAGGACGGCCGCACCATCGACCTCGTCTCGATCGGCATGGTGACCGACGACGAGCGCGAGTACTACGCCGTGTCGAGTGAGTTCGACATGAAGAGGTTCGCCGCAAACGACTGGCTGGTGGAGAACGTCTGGCCGTTGCTGCCGAAGATCCACGGCGACGCGCGCAACCACATCCGGGCGCGCGGCTGGTTCGGCCGCCCGCGAGCGCGGCACAAGATCCTTAGTGATCTGTTCAACCCGTTCGCCGACGAGGTCAAGTACCGGGACACGATCCGTGCCGAGGTCGGAGCGTTCATCGCGACCACGGACGACCCGCAGCTCTGGTCCTGGTATGGCGCCTATGACCACGTGGTGCTCTGCCAGCTCTTCGGCCGGATGATCCAGCTTCCCGACCGAGTCCCGATGTGGACCAACGACCTGCGCCAGGAGCAGGTCCGTCTCGGGGTTCCGGATGAGCAGATGCCGAAGCAGGCCGCGGGGCGTCACAACGCCCTGGCTGACGCGAAGTACCACCGCGAGATGGGCCGGTTCCTGCGCGAATACCGCAGGGACCTGACGTACGGCGGATTGATGCAGGCCGGTTACAGTGCCGCCGACGTCGAGGAACGGCCCAGATGACCGGTGCCTGGTGCGCACGGTTGCGCTGGTCGCCGGATGCGCTGCGGTCCGTGCTCGATGCTCTTCCCCCGGCACGGTGCCAGGCCAGGATGCTGGCGTGGCTGACCGAGGGCGGCAGCTCGGTGCCGTACCCGAGCGACCTCTACGCGTCGCGGCAGGGCGGCACGCTCACGGCCGAGATGCTGGATGCGCTGCTGGCGAAGGTCTACGAGAACGGCCGGCTGGGACCGAGCCAAGCGGAGCTCGACTACTGGGTCGAGGAAGGGATGCGGCTGAGGGACAGGTACCTCGCCGCTGTTGAGCGGGAGCGACGGGTGCGGGAAGAGGAGGCAATCATCCATGGCCCAGTCCGGAAGTAAGTCAGGGTCCGGTCACCGTGAGTCGCCCGGCCCGGATCACAGCAAGGCCCAGTGGCGATTCCTGTTCGCCACCCACAAACCGTTCGCGCGCAAGTGGGCGGAACAGGTAGTGGCCGAGCGCGGCAAGAAGACCGGTTACCGCTCGTTGCCGGAGCGGAAGGGCGTGCACAAGTGACGCAGCTGGTCCAGCACACCGCGCCCAACCTGATGACCTGGTACTGGATCTTCTGGTTCACGATCGGGTTCGGCGTGCCCGAGGGGATCGCGCTCGCGACCAGGCACACCGAGTGGACGCTGTCCTACCAGGTGTGGACATTGGAGGGCGCGTCCGGTTCGATCATGCAGTTCATCGTGGCGGCCTTTCTCGTCTGGCTGTTCCGCCACTTGGTGTTCCGGGACTGGAGGACGCTGCGGTGAGTGACGATATCCGGCCTCCGTTCCTTGCCGAGTCTGTGCACTTCGTCCACCGCGACGGCACGTGCCGAGCCGCGCTCGTGGCCAAGGTCTTCGGCACTGCGCATCGGCGTGCCTCAGTGTTCGTCCTCAATCCGGACTTCTACCACACAGAGTTCCAGGAGGCGGTCTTCAACCAGGACGGTATGGCCGGCACCTGGCACCACGTGGACACTGCGGTGCCGCAGCACTGATTATCAACGTGTGAGTACGAAGACCGTCCCCCGGCCCGGGTACCTGGATGGTGCCACCGCCGAGAACTTCAGCCTCGACGCGTACCTGTCCCGGTTCGACCCGCGCCTGCTCGCCTCCCCCGAAGGCCGGCGCGCCCTCACGCGCCTGGACCCGCTGCTGTGGGCGGTGGTCTACTTCCGCCACCACCTGGTGGGTGACGCCACCGGCGGCTACGTCGAACACCAGGAACCCGAGCTCGACTTCGATCCGGACCCGGTGGTCCCGCCCTCGGCCGAGGTGGCGAAGCACGCCGCCAAGCAGTGGCTGGACAAGGTCACCTTCGCCGACCCGCACCTGGACTGGTGCCGCCAGGCCCGGCGCTGGATCAAGCGCTCCACCCGCCCCCGGCAGTACCGCGACGCCTACATCGCGCCCCGCGAGCTCGGCAAGAGCACCTGGTTCTTCCTCATCCTGCCGATGTGGGCGGCGGCCCACGGCCACAAGAAGTTCATCGCCGCCTTCTCCGACTCGTCCGGCCAGGCCGAGACCCACCTGCAGACCTTCAAGCACGAGCTCGAGACCAACGCCCTGCTGCGGCACGACTTCGAGGACCTGTGCACCGCGGCCGTCCGTAACCGCGGCGTGTCCATGCAGGACACCAAGGGCATGTACATCGCCAAGTCCGGCTTCGTCTTCTCCGCCAAGGGCATCGACACCAGCTCGCTGGGCCTGAAAGTCGGGAACCTGCGCCCGGACCTCCTGCTGCTCGACGACGTCGAGCCGGGTGAGGACAAGTACTCGGACTACCAGGCCGAAGGCCGGCTGAAGACGATCCAGGACGTCATCTTCCCGCTGTCCGAGTACGCCCGCGTGGTGATCGTCGGCACGGTGACGATGCCCGGCTCAATCATCCACCAGCTGGTCAAGAGCGTGACCGAGTCCGGCGAGGAGCCGGAGGCGTGGATCGCCGAGCAGAACCTGCGCGTCCACTACTACCCGCCGATCATCACCCGGCCCGACGGCACCGAGCGCTCGATCTGGCCGGCCAAGTGGTCGCTCGCGTTCCTGAACGCCATCCGGCACACGCGCTCGTACCTGAAGAACTTCGCCAACTCCCCGCTGGGCGCCGACGGCGACTACTGGACGCTCGACGACTTCGAATACGGCGCCCTGCCCGGCTGTACGCGCGTTCTGCTGTCCGTCGACCCGGCGGTGACCACGGCGAAGAAGTCGGACTACACCGGGATCGCGGTGGTCGCCTGGCAGCCTCCCCCGCTGCGGGGCGAGTCCGTGCCGCAGGACGACGTCGAGGCGGTGCGCCGGCAGATCGTCGGGCGCCTGGGCCTGTGCGAGGTCAGGCACGCCGAGCAGGTAAAGCTCACCGGCTCGGCGCTGCGGGCCAAGATCCTGAAGCTGCTCGAGCAGTACCCGGAGATCGGCCTGGTGATCGTCGAAGACAACCAGGGTAAGGACCTGTGGCTCGACATCCTGCACCACCTGCCGGTCAAACTGCAGTGCTTCGAGCAGAGCGTGAAGAAGGAGGTGCGCGCGGCCGAGCTGCTCGCCCACTACCAACGCGGCCGGGTCAAGCACATCAGGAGGCTCGGCGCGCTGGAGGAGCAGATGGTGGCGTTCCCGAAGGGGAGCCACGACGACATGGTCGACGCCGTCGGCTCGGCGGTCTGCCGGTTCCTGAAAAGGCAAGACCCTGCGACGCGCAAGCCGCAGGGCCGGTCTGTCGTCTATGCCTGATGCGGGATGAATGGAATGACGGGAGCGGGCAACGTGGCCGGGTCGACGTGCTCGGTCGGTTCGTCTGGCGGGGTGAGGATCTTCGTTCCCGGCTCGTGCAGCGGCATTGGACCGTCGTCGGGGTTCGGTGCCTTTTCGCACTCGGTGCTCGTGGTTCCGGCGATGCCGTAGTTGGTCCATACGTCCTCGGCCGTGTTCCGGCGCAGGATCCGTTTGCAGTGCTTGCATGTGGTCAGTTGCGGGAACTTCTCCGGCTCGGTCATCGTGCCTCCTTGCGTCGGACGATCTTGATAACTGGCGGGGTCCACAGCGGAGCGTGCTTGCACTTCTCCCGGCCCTTGTCGCACTCCGTCAGGTGGTCCTCGCGCAGCACCTCCACCCAGGTGTGGAACGCGGCCCAGGCCGTCTTGTGCGTGCCGAAGACCTGCCAGGTGTCCTCGGAGTCGTAGTCGTTCGCGACGATGACGAACGGATGCTCGTGCTCGCCCATCGGGATCAGGCGGTGGAGCTCGACGAATCGGGCGTACTCATCCGGGATCGCGTACTCGGCCTCGATCCGGTGCGTCGCCTCGCTGGCGAGCAGGCTGGCGACGCCCGGATCGACTGGTGCTTCGGTTTCGGGGTACTCGGCGACGATCATGAGGCGACCCATTCCGACGTGCAGATGCTGCACAAGGACGTGTAGTTCGGGTTGTCGGCGAGTTTGGCGGGAGGCAGTCCGCAATGGCGGTCGTGGACCATGTCGAGTGTCCATGCCAGGCAGTCGTGCCGGTAAAGATCACCGCTCACCCACGACCACACGCGTCCGAAGCGATCGACGACGTCGGGGTGTTCAGCGCGCTCCACTTCAGCCAGGGCAGCGCGTGCAGTCTGCCACTCGCGCACGAGCAGACTTGCAGGTCCGTCTTGCGTGGTTTTTGTCTCGATCTCAGTGAAAGCGGCAATCATGCGGCGACCTCTTCCGGGATGAACTCGTGCGCGAACCCGTCGGTGTCCTTGTGCCGCTTCAACAGCCACGCGATGTCACGGTCCGGCTCGCGCCGCCAGGGCCGCGTCTGCTCACGCATCCAGTCGTGCCAGTGCACCTTCGGCGCCTTCGGGGCACGACTGCCGGTGGCCTTGTACATGGGCAGAATCGTGACCGTGTGGAGCGGCTCGAGCTGCCAGTCCTTGCCCCAGCCGCGGCCGGGCAGGCGGAACTGGTCGACGATCTCCTTCGGCAGTTCTTCCTGTCCGCGGATCTGACCGCTCCAGTCCAGCGTTGCCATCGTCTCTCCCCTGTCCGGTTCCCTGCCGACACCTCCATTGTCCTGCGCGATGTGACTATATGTCAAGACAGAACCCGTAAATAAAGGCCGCCCGCGGACTGGGGGGATAGTCCACGGGCGGCCCGGCTCGGCACCCGACAGGCGCTCGGGGGTTCGCCTGTGCAACAACGGGCGCCGGTTACGCGCTCGACGCCGCAGCGTTGCCAAATACCGACGGCGGAGCGCGGTCCCGGGAACAGGATTTGAACCTGTGACCAGGGCTTGATAAGAGCCCCGCTCTACCTGGCTGAGCTACCCCGGGTGGGAGAGGCCGGGCCGTCCTAGTCCCGGTCCGGCCTCTGCGTCCATGATGCGCAGACACGTGACTATCTGTCAACCCGTCCGCGAAACCGGTCCTTATCGCCAGAAGGCGTAGGGGTCGCTACCCTTGGACAAGTAGTTGATATTCAAGGGAGGACGTGCGTGGCCAAGGGGCAGCAGCGAGCCGCCAACCCCGACCTGATGGTGGGGTTGCAGCAGCTCGCCAACGGGCTGCCCGACTACCACCGCGCAGAGATGTACTACGAGTGCACCATGCCGGAGTTTTTCGCCAGCATCCGGCTGCGGCGCGCGCTCGAGCGCACCGGTGTCTCCTTCCGCTTCAACCTCGCCTCCACCCCGGTCGATGTCATGGCGGACCGGCTGGAGATCGCCTCCCTCACCTGCCCCCAGGATGAGCAGGCCGACAACGCGCTGCAGGCGATCTGGCAGCACAACCTCATGGACCTGACGGCCGCGTCGATGCACCTGCGGGCCGGCGAATTCGGCGACGCCTACGCGATCGTCTGGCCGTCCGCCCCCGAGCCGGACGAGGACGACGAAGGCGACGACGCCGGGAACGGGGCCAACGACGCCGCGATCGAGCAGTCCCGCCGCGCGCTCTCCCAGCGCGGCAGCTCGGCGTTCGCCACACGCGGCGTGCACCAGGTGCCGGACGACGTGGACACCGACGTCGACATCTTCTACAACTCAGCGAAGACGACCCGGATCATCTACGACGCCGACAACCCGCGGGTGAAGCGGTTCGCGATCAAGAAGTGGACCGAGCCCGCCCCCCTGGGTTCGAAGGCGAAGCCGCAGACCCGGGTCAACCTCTACTACCGCGGCCGGATCGAGAAGTACATCTCGGCGCCCAACTCGAAGGGCAACCAGCTCAAGGACTGGCTGCGCTACGAGGACCCGGAGGACGGCGGCTGGCCGATCGAGAACCCGTTCGGCGAAATCCCGGTATTCCACTTCCGCACCGAGATGCCGTACGGGTCGCCCGAGCACCGCGGCGCGTACGGGCCGCAGGACGCCATCAACAAGCTGATGATCACGCAGATGGCGACCATCGACTACCACGGCTTCCCGCAGCGCTACGTGATCGCCGACCCGGGCAACATGAGCGACGAGCTCGCCGACTTCGACACCGACGACGACATCAACCGCTTCGAGGACACCGGCCACGACTCCACCCTGCGCTCCGGCCCGGGTGAAGTCTGGTGGCTCAACGGCGTGCGCCAGGCCGGCCAGTTCAACCCGCCCAACCCCGAGGTGTTCCTGCAGCCGCTGGACACCTACACCCGGATGATGGCGCAGATCACTCGCACGCCGCTGCACTACTTCGATCCCCAGGTCTACAGCCGGTACGCGCCGTCCGGCGAGTCGATCCGGGCGAGCGAGGTGCCGCTGCTGAAGAAGGTGCGCAAGCGCCAGATCGCGTACGGATCGGCGTGGCTGGAAATCTTCCGCTTCGCCCTGAAGGTGGCCGGCATCACCACCGACCCGGCGCTGGATCTGCGCTGGGTACCGGCGGCCACGATCGACGACCAGGTCGGCTGGGCGATGATCATGCAGAAGCAGCAGGCCGGCGTCCCCGTCCGGCAGACGCTGCTGGAAGCCGGCTACGACCCGGACATGGTGGACTCCTGGCTGGTGAACGGCGAAGGCCTCGAGCAGCGGGTGAACCTCCTGTCCAAGATCGCCACCGCCGCCCAGGCGCTGGGTACCGCGACCGGGTTCGGCGTGCTCGAGCCGACCGACGTCAACAAGGTGATCATGAGCGTGCTCGAGCTTGACGACAAGACACAACCCGAACTCACCGTGGGGACGGCGTGATGGCAGGCAAGAAGGCCGCGGCGAAGAAGGTGCCCGCGAAGAAGACCGCCGTCCCGGCGAACATCGCCAAGGGCGCTCGGGTGAAAGACCCGAAGGGCAAGACCGGTGTCGTCACCTCGGTCACCGGCCAGATCGCGAAGGTGAAGCACGACGACGGCACCACCGACACCCACCCGCTCGGCGCTCTGTCCCCCGCCACCCGCGACAAGTAAGGACACGGACATGACGATGAGCAAGCCCGCCCGGGCGACGGTGAAGCCGACCGCGCACGGGTACCCGGCCGTGAAGAAGGCACGCGCCGTACCCGCCATGCGCACCGACGCGCTCGGCCGGGCGAAGGCGAAGGCCCCGATGGGTGGTTCGCCCGCCGACCACGTGGTCGCCCCGCCGATCGCCGCGCGCACCGTGGACAGCAAGACCATGGGCAAGCGCCTGAAGTGAGCACGGACCCGGGCCAGGGATCGGGCGCGCCCGATTCCTTCGGCCCGGTCACCGACGCCGTCTTCGCAGCCACCGCCGCCTACACCGCCGACCTGGCCGCGCTGGAGGACCAGGCCGCGGCGGTTGCCGCGGGCCCTCTGCGCAACGGAGTCGCCGAGTTGTTGCGGCGCCTGACAGCCCTGTACGCGCGCTTGGCCGGATCACTTGACGCCCCGCTGCCCGTGTCCGCCGTCCCGCAGCTGCAGCAGGAGACCGCCGCGGCGCTGAACGCATTGCGCGCCCTCGACCCGACGCAGGCGATCGCCGACTCCGCCTCACAGGCCTACCACCGCGCCGCGGCGTTCGGGCAAGAGCAGGTGGGCGCGGTCGCCGTCGACCAGCTGCCCGGCGCGCAGGCGGACGGCGCGCTCATCCAGGCCCTCGACGACATCGCCGGCACATTCTCCTCCCGGATCGACGAGGCCCAGCAGATCGCGCAGACGGTCGCAACCCTCGACTACCAATCCGCTGTCCTGGACACCGCGGCGAAGGCGGGCCAGGCGGCCGGCCGGGCGGAGGCCGCGGCCCGCTGGTCGGTGAACCGCGGCGGCAACGCCGGGATGCGCGACGTCGCCCGGCAGCGCGGCAGCTTCCTGCTCTGGGTGGGCGAGCCGACCGCGTGCCTGGCGTGTGTCGCGTACGTCGGCCACTTCGTCGTCCCCGGCCAGTCGTTCCCGATCGGGCTGACGTGGGGCGACAAGCCTCTGACGCCGTGGCCGGACCCGGATGTGCTCGACGGTCCGCCGCTGCACGCGAACTGCCTACCTGGAGACGCCCTCGTAACGTCCCGTAGTCGAATTACGGGTGCGACCTCTCGGGTATACAACGGTGAGCTCGTCGAAATCAGAACTCTGGCAAACAAAGTCTTCACCGCTACCCCCAACCATCCGGTATTGACGGACCGCGGTTGGGTCGCGCTCGGCTGCCTCGATAAGGGAAGCCACGTGGTCGGCACCCTCGGCAGTGAAGGGGTAGTGCTTCGAGACCAGAATGATCACCACGTGCCAACCCGCATCAAGCAGGTAGCGGAAGCGTTTTTGGGCTCGGGCCACGTGGTCTCCCGAGAAGTGCCAGTGGCCGCCGAAGACTTCCACGGCGACGGTACCGGTAGCGAGGTCGCAGTTGTAGGGACCAATCGCCTTTTGCGGCGTGGTCTCGATCCCTCGCTCCGAAAGCACCCTGCGGAGATGGTGCTCGAGCGGGCTGGAGTGCGATTGCCGTCGTTCTCTCGTCCTCGCGCTGCGGAGCAGTTCACCCTCAGTCCTCTTTCGTCCGCGGACTGCAGCATGGGCCGCTTCCGCCAGACGAGCACGCTCGAGAGCGGGAGTCTGAGCCATGCGTACGTACATGGCTTCACTACGCCCTCGGGGTTCGACTCCTTGTTCCAGCAGGAAGCGATGGATTGTCCGTCGGCTGACTCCGCTGACTTCGGCCAGTGCCTTCTCGCTGGTTCCAGTGGCGTAGAGCTCGATCAGGTCATCAGCGTTCGCCGGTACCCATTTTCGGGACATGTCTACAACCTTGAGACGGAGGCAGGATGGTACATCAGCAATGGAATTGTAACCCATAACTGCCGGTGTGAGCTGATCACCTGGCTGGGGCCGGCCGCCCTGCACCCGGTGGACACCGCGATCTACCACCGGCCCGAGCTGCAGGGGAACGTCGACCTGGCCGCGGCGATGCGCCGGGAGGCGAAGCGCGCCGTCCTGCGCGGCTGGTCGCTGCCCAGCGAGTCGGAGGCGGTGCGGCTGCGCGGAGCCGAGCGGCTGCTGCGCGCCGGGTCCGGACTGCCGAAGACGGTGGAGGCGCGGGCCCGCAAGGCGGTCAAGGACAGGCACTTCCCCGATCGCCGTCATGTCAATATCTGAGCATCAAGTCCTATAGTTGACGCAACGTCCCCGGACTCCGCGATGGAGGCTGTACATGCTGATCGAGAATCCCTTCGCCCCGCTCGGCTTCCTGGGCGACGGCACCGCGGTCTACCCCTTGGCCGGCGCCGAGCCGCAGGAGGGCGAACTCGAGATCGAACCCGAAGACGAGGGCGTCGAGACCGGCGACGAGCCGGAGGACGGCGCCGACGCAGAGCCGGGTGGCGACGACGAGAAGGAGAAGCTGCGCGAGGCGCTGCGCAAGGCGAACGGCGAGGCCCGCAAGTACCGGCTGCAGGTGCGCGAGATGCAGGCGAAAGCAGCCGAGGCCGCGGTCGAGGAGGTCGAGGAGGAGGCGGCGCAGACCGGCGCTGAGGTCACTCCCGCCCAACTCAAGCGCGCGGTGGACAAGGCTAAGGCCGACGCCACGAAGGCGGCCGAGATCAAGTACCGCAAGGTCGCCGTCAACGCCGCCGCCCAGTCCGAGTTCGTCAAGGCGGGCGCGAAGGCCGCGAACGTGGCCAAGCTGGTGCGCCTTCTCGACGTGGACGACGTGGACATCGACGCCGAGACCGGCGAGGTGACCGGCGGCCTGGCCGAGCAGATCGACGCCCTCAAGGACGAGTTCCCGGAGCTGTTCACCCCGGCGGAGGCTGCGAAGCCGGCCAAGCGCGCGCCCGTCAAGCGCGCCGCGGCGGCGCCCCGCCAGGAGGCGGAGCCTCAGGCCCTCAGTTCGGCCGAGAAGATCGCACAGCAGCTGCTCGGCACCGGCCGCTGACCGTGGCGCTGCGCATCAGCCGGTCGATGCGCGACCGGATCGTCACCGACTGCGTGTTGCGCCTGCCCCTGGAGGGCTGCGGCGTGGTGTCAGCGAAGGGCAGGTTCATCCCGCTGCCCAATGCCGCCAAGTCGCCCGAGCGCTTCGCCTTCGACCCGGCGCTGCAACTGCGCGTGTGGCAGGAGCTGGACGCCGTGGGCGACCGGGTGGCGATCGTCTACCACTCCCACCCGGACAGCGCTGCTCGCCCGTCGGCGACAGATGTCCTGCACGCCCGGCTCCATCCGGGTGTGCACCATGTCATCGTCGGCCCGGTCGCCCGTGAGCCGAGGGAGTTCACCTCCTGGCAGGTGTCGGATCGTCAGACACTGGCGCGCGAGGACGTCGAGATCCTCGACGCCCCGCTGCCCGAGGGCGTGTTCTGAGGTGGCGTTCCTCGGCCCGTTCGGCGCCCTGCAGAGTGCGGTTCGGGCGCAGGACGCCCAGATCCGGGCCGGGCAGGCGCAACTGGACCGGTTGCGGCGCGCTGCCGCGGACGACGATCTGACGACTGTGGCGAGCACTGGAATCCTGCACCGCCTAATCGCCCGCGTCGCCGGAAAGACACGGTAGTTCTGGTCTTGACAATCGTGCCGTGATACCGTCGAAGCGGCACGGACAGGTATCCGGCGCCGCGCTGGGTCCGCGATGGGCCGACAACCCCATCGGAACCTCACGCGAAGGCCATGCCCGTGTCCCGCGCCCTTAGCGCGGCGCGCCTGCCGCGCCCTGCTCTCCTCGGCTTCACCTCCTCCGGTCCCGTCTACGCGATCGCGGGCGCGGCCCGCGACGTCATGGACGCGTGGATCCCCGAGGAGTTCGACTCGCAGGTCATCATGCGGGTCAACCAGATCTCCGGCGTGGAAGCGCTCGGATCCCCGGTCCCGATGAACACCGAGACCCGGTCCGTCCCGCGCTCCGCCGGCATCGGCGTCAACCTGGTCGCCAAGGGCGGCACCTACCAGGAAGACACCACCACCAACGACGCGGTCATCCTGACCGCGCAGAAGTTCGGCATGGCGGTCCGCATCGCGGAAGAGGATATCGACGACGCGATCGCCGACGTCATCGCCACCAAGCAGAAGGACTGGGCGACCAGCTACGGCAAGGCGTTCGACAACGCCTGCCTGGCCGTGTCCGCCGCGCCCGGCCCGGGCGTGCCGTTCACCTCGGTCTACTACGCCCTGACCCAGAATGACTCGGCGACCGGGTACAACGCGAACACCAACCTGGTCCAGACCGGTTCGGGCGGCACCACCTACAGCACGCTGTCGACGGCCCTGTCGAAGGTGGAGCAGGGCAACTACTTCGACATCTCCGAGATGATCTGCATCGCGCACCCGACCTACCGCAACCTGTTGCGCGGCATCAAGGACAACAACGGCCGGCCGATCTTCCAGGAGTCGAGCGCCGGTTTCCCGGGCGGCGGCACCGCCTCGTCCCCGGACACGATCTTCGGCATCCAGATCCACTGGTCGCTCGGCGCCCGCGGGTCCTCCACGGTCACGTCGGCGCCCACCGGCAACGGCCTGCTGTTCTTCATCAACCGCAACTACCTGATCGTCGGCCGCCGCTCCGGGCCCGAGTCCGTGTTCATCGACGGGCGCAACGGCCTGGCGGCCCTCACCGACGAGTCGATCCTCAAGATGCGCGCACGGCGCGCGTTCGCGCTCGGCCACGAGAACGCGGCCTCCTGCCACGAGGACACCACCGGCGTCTAACCGCCCCCGATCGGGGCCGGTCCGTACTGGGGACGGGCGGACCGGCCTCACCCCCTGACGCGCTTGATGAAGGAGACACCATGCCCCAAGCGGGCGGTACCAACGACTTCGCCGAGGTCCGGGACGTCAACGGCAACGTCCTGGCCTACACCTCCCAGTTCGGCGAAACCGTGCTGCAGAACGGCCTCGCGCTCGGCAACCCGTTCCTCGTGGGCGGCGCCAACGCGACCATTCCGGCTTCCGCGTCGCTGGTACAGACCAACGTCGCGGTCGCGTCCGGCGGCATCGTCCTGACCGTTCCGTCGGCCTCGGCGAGCAACCTGACGCCGGGCCACGTCCTGGTCATCCAGGACGCCAACGGCAACGCGAGTGCCAGCAACACGATCGCCGTCAAGACCCCCGTCGGCGGCGGCAAGATCGGCGCGGTCGCCAACAACACCGCGTCCACCTCGGCCGCCTCGTACGCGTTCATCAACTCCGCGTACGGCTCGATCCGTCTGATCACCGACGGCACCAACTGGAACCCGTTCTAAACACCCTGATTCTACCGTCCCCCAGGGAGTGAACAGCATGACCGATGAGACGACACCGCCCGACGGCACCGCGGTTGCGGACCGCAGTCCTGACGGCGGCGACGGCCGCCACTGGTTCAAGGAGTTCGTCCACCGCGTCCTGCCGGGCCACCGGTTCGATCCGGACACCATGGACCACACCGCGAACCTGGCGGGCGCCGTGCAGGCCGCGATCCAGGCGGGCGTCCACCCGAAGGGCGATCCCTGGTTCGTCGGCTCGCGCCCGCACGAGACCGCGCCGGACAACCACATCCTGACCTACGCCGTCCCTGCGGTCCCCTCGATCGGCGACACCGAACCGGAGACCACCGTCACCCCCACCCAGGTGACGCTCTCCGGCCAGGCGCAGACATCGGCCGAAGGCGGCCGCACCGAGATCGTCTCGGCCACCGGGCCGGAGGGAACCGCGGTCGCCACCGGCGGCGAGACCTCCAATCCGGTCGGCACCGCGCAGTCGCACCCGGCGGACGACGGACCCGAGGGCGATGAACCGGCGCCCCCGACCCTTGCCGCTCCCGAGGAGCAGCCGGGCATCGAGTCGCCGGCCGAGCCAGGCGCCACCGACGCAGTACCACCGGCCGCGGAGCCCGTTCAGTAACGATCACGGATCAGGGAGGCGCTGCCGATGACGGCCACCGGCTACGCCGGCACCGCCGACCTGTCCCGCGTCGCCAAAGCCGGCGACACCATGACCGGCACACTGGTGCTGGCCGGTACTGTGCCGATGCAGGTCCCGGCCGGGTCCGGCGCCGGAAAGGTGTGGACCTCCGACGCCCAGGGCGACGGCAGCTGGCAGACCCCGACCGGCGGCGTGTCGCTGGACACCAACGCTGCGCACTTCAAGGCGGTGGAGCTGGCCGGTGCCGGGAGCATCGGCCTGGCCGCCGACTCGGGACACAGCCACCCCCTGCGCGCCTGGCAGTTCGACGTCACCGCCTACGGGGCGAAGCCCGACGGGCGGTTCGTCTACGACGGCCAGATGACGGCGAACAGCAACGTCCTGACCTGCCCCAACACCGCGCCGTTCACGTCCGGCGACACGGTGAAGAACGTCATCGTCTCCCGCGTCGGGCCCAACGGCGTCACCTCCCTGGTCTGCCCGGTCAGTGCCTACACCTCCCCCACGTCGCTGGTCCTTGCGGCCAACGCCTCGGTCACCGCCTCCGGCTGTGTGGTGTTCTGGGGCACCGACAACACCACGGCGTTCACGTCGGCCGAGACCGCGGCCACCACCTACGCGCAGCAGAACGCCTTCGGCGTCGCCGCGATCACCGGGCCGCCGGGGCTGTACGGAATCTTCGGGGCCCTCAACACCTCGCTCGCGGGCAACGCCCAGATCCCGCTGCACATCCCGGCTACCAGCGCCAACAAGATCACCTTGTTCATCGAGCCGCTGGACCTCGCTTACGCCGCGACCGGAGCCCACTGGCAGCAGACGGTGCCGCAGGCTACTGGAATGACCCTGGTGTCGGGCGGTGTGTTCGCCAATGCCACCGCCCAGGCGAACAGCCTCACGGCGGCAGGCAACCCGTGCGTCATCGGCGGTCCGGCCCAGCCGGGCGGCTACGGCACCAGCCCGAACCTCAAATTCAGCAATATGAACCTGGTGATGCGCGGCGTCACCGTCATCACACCGCTGTCCGCCAGCGGTTGGAACTACTGCGGGATCGACCTGTCGGGCCTGTCCCAGTGCACCCTACGCGACGTCAACATCGGCGTCACCGGGACGTACGTCGGCGGCGACTTCGGCAACACCAACACCTTCTCCGCCGGCCTGAGCAAGGGATTGATTCTTCCGGCCAACGGGAACAACGACATCGTCGACGTGGCTAACCTCAGCGTCTGGGGCGGCTACACCTGGGGGGCCTTCGTCACCGAGCACACCGTCGGCCGCAACTGGCGCCTGCTCTACTGCTGGTCGGCGATGGCGGTCATCGGCAACTACTTCAACTCGGCCGGCGCGGGCCACGCCGCGGTCATCGACCAGTGCAGTGTCGAAGGCTGCGTCTACAACGGCTACATCCTCGGCCAGGGCGCCGCGGGCATCGGCCCGTACATCGACATCCTGCAGATGGACACCGAGTCGCCCGCCCCCCGCTGGCGGGACGGCAACGACGGAGCGCTCGCCACCGCCCAGGGCATGATCCGGATCACCGGACTGTATACGGCCGGCTCCATCCAGACCGACGCCAACACGTCGCTGAAGATCCTCAACGGGCAGCAGACCCAGGGTCCGGTTCCGGCCCTGGCCTACAGCCTCGGGACGCCGTTCCAGAACACCTACTGGCAGCCGGTCCGCGTCACGCTCGGCGGCGGGAACGTGACCGCGGTCAAGGTCAGCAGCCTGATGGGCGGCCCGGGCGGAGGCGGCGTGCCCGCGCTCACCAACATGGCGCCGGCAGCGTCGGGCGGCGGCGCGCTGCCTGTGCAGACCTTCGACCTCGGCCCGGGTGCCTGGATGGAGATCGACGGCAGCGTGAAGCCGACCACCAACGTCTGGGCGGTGGCAGCGGTCTGATGACCACCTTCTACCAGCAGCAGACGGCCACGCTCGAGGTCTCCTGGGCCCAGTACCCGGGCGGCCCGCAGGTCGACGTGTTCAACGAGACGGTGACGATCGAGCTGGCCTCCACCGGGTCCGCGGTGGTCGGACCGACCTCCTCCGGCATCGTGCACCTGGCCACGGGTCTGTACTCGTACCAGTGGGCGATCCCGGCGAGCGCCGCGGTCGGCGACTACGCCGTGGTGTGGAACGCCTCCACCGCGGCGTCGGGCGGCAGCGCGATCCAGGCGAGCGAGATCATCACGGTCAACGCCCTCGCCTCGACCATGTTCAATACCTGGTGCGACATCGTCATCCCGCAGACGCTGCTCGCCATCGGCTCGGTGAACGCGGTCGACCCGGTCGCCTGGACACTCGCGGTCACCAATCAAACCGTCACCGCGCAGCAGGTGATGAACGCGCAGCAGATCCTCAACACCTGGACCAACTACACGCCCGAGGTGTCGGGCGCGAACATGCAGCCGCAGGACCTGATCTGGCTGCGCTATGCCCTGGCCTACCAGACGGTGTGGATGGCGCAGCAGCCCGGCCTGCTGTTCCGCAACGCGGTCAACGACGTCAGCCAGGACGGCGTCGCGGCCCACTACCCCGACGAGGGCGCGATCACCCTCGCCCCGCTCGCCCGGCGATCCATCAAGCAACTGTCGTGGAAGAAGTCCCGGTCTCTGCGCGTGCGTACGCCGTTCATCGACGACCAGACACCGCTGTCCTCCGACCCGGACAGCGAGGCAAACGATCTTTACGAAAGATGGGTGGACTTCTATAGCTTTGGTGGGCGGTCTTCTACAGTTCCTTAGTCGTCGGACCAGCGACGACGTTTTAGGAACGTACAAATCAAAGTAGGGCTGTTTTCTACACCGTTCGAGGAAGGAGAGGCGAATGGCCGGCAAGAAGCAATTGCTGTCCACGAAGAGCGCCGACCAGCTCGCCTCGCGGCAGTACGTCTTCGACCAGCTGCTCGACGACTATCCGTCGAAGGCCGTGCAGTGGGTCAAGACCGTCCAATGGGACGGTCCGAAGACGGTTCCGCTATCCGACCTCGACTTCTCCAACGCCGATTCGTGGAACGCCACCAGCGAGCCGGCGAAGGTGGACAAGTTCGCCAACAAGATCCAGGCCGGTCAGCTCAAGCCGATCCTGGTCGTCCAGAAGCCGGGCGGCGGCAAACTGGTCATCATCGACGGCCACCACCGGTCCCTGGCCTACAAGAAGCTCGGCCGCGACCCGCTCGCCTGGGTGGGAACCGTTCCCGCGGGCACCGGTCCGTGGGACGAGATGCACGCCAGCCAGCACAGCAGCCTGGGGAAGAAGACCTGATGCAGGCCGTCCCCACCACCACGGTCAGTGTGCTGCGCGGAACGACCGTCACCGAGTTCGGCGACACGGTCGATTCGGGTGCGGTGTACCTGTCCGGCATCCCCGCCTCCCTGATCGAGCGGTCGCGCACCGGGATCTCACAGACCGACGAGGCGCTGCGCGTGTACCGCTACCTGGTGTGCCGCCTGCCCTATGGCACGGACGTGAAAGACACCGACCAGATCAAGGACGAGAGCACGGGCGAGGTCTACTCCATCGCCTCTGTGAGCGTGAACGCGAACCCGGTGGTCCAGCAGGATCTGCGCCTGGACCTGAAGCGGACGAACTGACACACTTGGTGTAAAGAGCTTTGCACCAAGGAGTGGACATGAGCGCGAGCAACGGCCTTCCCGCTGGCACCCAGGCACGGCTCCTGCGCGGTCAGGGCGCCATCGGCGCCGCACAGGAGGCAGCCCACCAGCCGGTGAAGCGCTCCGACCCCCACGGCCCGTTCGTCGACACCGACGGCAGCCGCTACTGCGTCGGCTCCAAGTCCGGATCGGCACCGGCCCGCGACGGCGCGATGACCCAGGTCGAGGCCTGACACATAGCGACCGACGCGCCGGTGGCGAGGGGTAGACCCGGACCTCACGGCGTGACAACCGAACACTCCCGCCACCTTGTAGAGAGACGGCGACCATGGCACGCGTCGAGATCAACGACGCCGCGCTGGCCCGCATCACGGCCGGCCTCGGCGACGTGGTGGAGCGTGTCTGCGTCGCCGTCGAAGCGGACGCCAAGGCGATCTGCCCGGTGGACACCGGCGAACTGAAGATGTCCATCGCGCACGAGGTGCGCGGCACCACCGGTCGGGTCGGCAGCAACCTGGACTACGCCGCCGCGGTGGAGATGGGCTACCACGGCGTCGAGCACGTGCGCGAGTACGTCACCCGCACCGGCAAGCGGGTGCGCGCCCACGAACGGCACGCCAACCAGCCCTCCGAGCCTTACCTACGGCCCGCGTTGTATACAAGGCGGTCCGCCTGATGTCCGGGCGCTGGCACTTCCACCCGAAGGTACGCTCCGGCGGCCAGCTCACCCTCGGCGAGCGCGCGGCCGACCGGATGCGCAACGGCATGGGCTCGTGGGGCTTCGTCTTCGCCGCACTCGCCTTCCTCGCCGGGTGGATGGGCTACAACGGCAAGCGCGGCTTCGACCCGTACCCGTTCATCCTGCTCAACCTGGTGCTCTCCTGCGTCGCCGCCCTGCAGGGCGCGATCCTGCTCATCGCCGCCAAGCGCAGCGACCAGATCTCCAGCGAGCTCGCGCAGCACGACTTCGAGACCGACAACGCGGCCAAGGAGATCATCGACGCGCTGCACGCCGACTTCCGGGTGCACCGCCAGGAGTTCCGGGAGCTGCGCAAGGCACTGCTCGGCCTAGTCCAGACCGTCTCCGAGTTCGACGACCGCGGTCCCGGCTACTGCGCGCACCCCAGCTGTGTCGGCGCGCACTCCGCCCCAGGCGAGGTGTGTGCGTGACGTGGACCAAGTACGCGAACACCGACCTGGTCGTCGTGGCGTGGCTGAGCCAGCTGCCGGGCCTGAACTCGGGCATGGTCGCCACCTCGCTGCCCGAAGACAACACGACGTGGGCGGCCAGCGGTTTCGTCGCCGTCAAGACGGTAGGCGGCACACCCAACGCCTATGTGCCGCTGCGCGAGCCGGTGGTGACCCTCGACTGCTACGCCGCCCCGGCCCAGGGCAGCGCGAAGGCGCCGTGGGCGCAGGCCAACAACCTCGCCGAGACCGTCGTGAAGGCCTGTTATCAGCTCTCCAGCTTCAACACGACCCTCGTACTCGGGCCGGCCGGCTACCCGAACGCCCGCATGCTGCAGGCCCGGCCGCTGCAGGAACCGCGGCGCGTCTTCGGCGACCGAAGTTTCTACGCCCACTATTCCTTCGACCTGCAGACGCATTGGATCTCACTCGGATGACCGGACACTGCTACGCCCTCATGGGCGAGGCAAGCGGCAGCGCGCTGACCTACCAGGGCCGCGTGATCACCCACGACGACCGCGCCGAACTCGAGTTCCTCTTCCCGGCCAACAAGGTGGTCGAGGTCGGCGGCCTGATCCCGCCGCAGGACCGCATGAGGCTGCGCGACCACCCGGGCATGGGCGCCGTGTCCTTCCCCCTGCGCCGAGAGGACTTCCGGTGAGAACCGTCTACGTGACCATGACCCCCGACCTG